ATAGGAAGAGTTATTGGAAAGAAGTATAAGAATATTTTTTATATCATGAGCATAGATACTAAATTTAAACAATATGATCATGGGTAACTAACTTAATTATATAGTCAGCATAAGCTGGCTTTTTATTTTGCACAAATTAAGGTGGTGGTGAATATGCGATGAGTAAGATGGAAGATGCAAAAGCAGATTATCTAGCTGGTATGAAGTATAAAGATATTGCTGCAAAGTATGGTGTTGCACTTAGCACGGTCAAGTCGTGGAAGACAAGAAATAAGTGGCAACGAAATAATGCAACCAAGAAGAAAAGTATGCATACAAAGTCAAAAGGTACGCGTACAAAAACTGAAAAGGTTGCACCATCGCTACTACCACCAGAATTGCCAGATAATGATGAACTTAATGATAAGCAAAAAGCCTTTTGTTTGTATTATTTACAGCGATACAATGCGACCTGGGCTTATCAACGGGCATATGGTGGAAGTTATGAATCAGCGTCAACTAATGGATCACGACTGATGGGAAATACTAAGATTAAAAATTATCTTACTGAGCTTAAAAAGCAGCAATCCCAGGAGCTATTTGCCACTGCCAACGATATTCTATTGCGTTATTTACACCAAGCTACTAGCAATATTAGTGATGTTCTTTCATTTAGAACTAAGAAGCACTTAGTCTTCTATAAAGTACGCGATAAGAATGGACCATATAAGGATTCTAATGGCAAGTTTAGGTATGAGCCAAAGATTAATCCTGAAACAGGTAAGCAAGATTTCTACTATGAAAATATTGTTAAGTTAAAAGATAGCAAGGATATTGACACGTCTAACATTAAGAGCATTCGTATTGATAAAGGCGAAGCAGTTGTTGAAATGGAAGATCGCCAGAAGGCAATGCAAATTCTGCTTGATCGCTTGCCTGAACCTGAGGTTAACGATGGTAGCACGACTTCGCTACTCAATGCTTTAACTGGCGGAATGAATAAGATATGGAGTGAAGATGACAATGAAAACAGTTAGATTCAATTTCACTCCATTTTCAAAAAAGCAACTCCAAGTATTAAGCTGGTGGGCTAATCCTGATTTAAAGGATTATGAGGCTATTATTTGCGATGGGTCGGTTCGTGCCGGCAAGACCGTAGTAATGTCCCTCTCTTACATATTGTGGTCGATGACTAATTTTACTGGTCAGCAATTTGGTATGGCTGGTAAAACGATTGGCTCTTTTAGACGTAATGTGTTGCGTCCATTAAGAAGTATGCTGGAGAGTGAAGGATATATAATCCATGATTCTCGCTCTGAAAACATGATAACCATTAGTAAAAATGGGCATACTAATTATTACTTCATTTTTGGCGGTAAGGATGAAGCTTCGCAGGACCTGGTGCAAGGTATTACCTTAGCTGGGTTCTTTTTTGATGAAGTTGCACTTATGCCGGAATCGTTTGTTAATCAGGCTACTGCAAGATGTTCGGTTAGTGGCGCAAAGATGTGGTTTAACTGTAACCCTGCTGGTCCCTATCATTGGTTTAAGCTTGACTGGATTGACCAGATGAAAGATAAACGTGCATTGCGACTTCACTTTACAATGCACGACAATCCATCCCTTGATAGCGTAACAATAGGCAGATATGAGCGTATGTATTCAGGCGTATTTTATCAACGCTACATTCAAGGTTTGTGGGTTATGTCAGAAGGAGTTATCTATGACAACTTTGATAAAGATACTATGGTTGTTAAAGAACTACCTAGTCATTTTGAAAAGTATTATGTTTCATGCGACTACGGAACACTTAACCCAACAGCTTTTCTTTTGTGGGGGTTAAATCACGGTACCTGGTATTTGATTAAAGAATATTACTATTCTGGTAGAACTACTTCACGGCAGAAGACAGATGAAGAATATTGTGAGGACTTAAAAAAATTTCTTGGCAATATTAAAGCTGAAATGATTATTGACCCTTCGGCTGCATCATTTAGTGCAACATTAAGGCAGAATGGCTTTAGGGTTAGGAAAGCTAAGAATGATGTGCTAGATGGTATCAGAGTTACCCAGACGGCTATGAACGAGGGAAAGATCAAATTTAGCATGAATTGTCCTAATCTTTTTAAAGAATTAGCTAGCTATGTTTGGGATGATAAAGCAGCAGAACATGGAGAGGATAAGCCGGTTAAACAGCACGACCATGCTTGTGATGCAATGAGATATTTCGTATACACAATTATTTACAAGAAAGTTACTGCAAAGGTTACTGTACGTCCTAGAGTACGTGGCTTATAGAAGGAAGGTGTAAAAGTGGCAGTTGTAATTGATAAAGATTTACTTGGTGATGTTAATGAGCCGAATATTAAAGCAATCAACTATGCAATTAGAGAATTGCAAAATCGCAAAAAACGGTTAGACAAGTTATCTGATTATTACAATGGTAAGCAAGAAATTGAAAAGCATGAATTTGATAATGCTACCGTTGAAGCAGCTAATGTGATGGTTAATCACGCTAAATACATTACTGATATGAATGTGGGCTTTATGACCGGTAACCCTGTGAAATATGTTGCTGAAAAGGGCAAAAATATTGATGATATCCTAGAAGTATTTAATCAAATTGATATTCATAAACATGATATTGAGCTAGAAAAAGACTTGTCAGTATTTGGCTATGGATATGAATTGTTGTACCTCAAGAAGACTGATCCAATCTCTGTTAGGGATGAATTAGGAAATGAAAAGCTTACTCCTAATACTGAACTTAAAATTGAGGTAATTGATCCAAGAGCAACCATTGTAGTTTGCGATGATACTGTTGAGCATGAGCCTTTATTTGCAGTATTTACGCAAGAAAAGAAAGACTTAGATGGTAATACTAATGGTTATAGTATTACTGTTTATATGCCTCAGCGAATTGTAGAGTATCGTACAAAAATGTCTATGGAAGTTTCAGCAAATGACCCAATTGTTTATGATGGCGAGAATTTATTTAGCGCAGTTCCAATAATTGAATTTAGGAATAACGAGGAAAGACAAGGCGACTTTGAACAGCTCATCTCTTTGATTGATGCCTATAACTTATTACAGACAGATCGTATTTCTGATAAGGAAGCATTTGTTGATGCAATACTTGTTACCTTTGGTTTTGGCCTAGATGATAACGAAGACATTAAACGCTTGAATCGTGGTGCAATTGAAGCCCCTCCCCGTGAAGAGGGTGCTGACATTGAGTGGTTGACAAAGAGCTTTGATGAAACACAAGTCAACTTACTCAGTCAATCTATTGAAAATGACATCCACAAGATTTCATACGTGCCAAATATGAATGATGAAAAGTTCATGGGTAATGTTTCTGGTGAAGCAATGAAGTTTAAACTATTTGGCTTAGAAAACTTGCTATCAATTAAACAGAGATATTTCTTTGATGGCTTACGCCGAAGATTGAAACTAATTCAAACTATTGTAAATATCAAGGGTGCTAGTGATGATGCTAGTGGATGTAAGATCTCGCTTGTAGCTAATATTCCTTCTAACTTGTCTGATGTAGTTAATAACGTTAAAAATGCGGATGGAATAATTCCTAGAAAATATACTTATAGTTGGCTTCCTGATGTTGATAATCCTCAAGATGTCATTGATGAAATGAATCAGCAAGATGCTGAAACTATTAAAAAGAATCAAGAAGCGTTACGTGGGCAAGATCCAGATCGTTTAGAATTGGAGGATGAGCAAGATGATTCGAGTGAGAATGATAAAGAAACCGGATCAAACAATAATCAGAGTCACCGGACACGCACAGTATAGTGTTAAGGGTTCTGATATTGTTTGTGCTTCATTTTCTACGCTTATTACTCATACCGTAAATAATTGCACGAAAGTAAATGTAATTGATAAAGATGGTTTGCTGACTGCTGTATTTTCAGATCCCAAAAGCGTTGAAAATAAGATACTATTAAGTGCATTTGAAAATACAGTAAACCAATTAATTGACCAATACGGACAATACATTTCTTGGTGTTGATGTTCTATGAAAGTTAACAAGAAGAAGTTTACCTATTGGCAATTACGTGATTTACAAGATGAGCAAAGAAATCAAGATGAAGCAACTAAAAGATTAAAAATAATTAATAATGCATATCAAAAAGCACAATCATACTTGAGCGACGAGGTTAAAAAGACCTATCGTCGCTATTTTTATGCAGATATTACTAAAGACGAAGTTGCAACTATCATGTCTTCGCACATTTCTCCTTCTGAATTGGTTACTCTTAAAGCCTTATCGTCGAGTATTACTGACAAGGAAAGTAGACAAGCAGTTGATAATTACTTAGGTAGACTTGCAGCTAAGAGCAGAATTACACGACTTGAGGAAATGCAACTTAAAGCATACATTGCTGCAAAGTCAGCTGGTGCAACTGAACTAGATCAAAATGTTAAATTGCATACTGACATAATGAAGCGTGCCTGGTCAGAAGCAGAGAAACAAAGTGCTGTTTATGACACTACTAAGGATTACACTTTGCACTCTCCTCACTCTGTAGAAGTTGAGCAGGACAAAATAGTCGTTAAAAATCCTGATACTGGTAAAGAAGTAGCTACTGTTCCAATGGATAAAGATATTCCCAAGAGTAAGATTACTGAAATTCCTAACCGCTATGTTGAAAAAGCATTAGAAACTCGCTGGAAAGGGAAGAACTTTTCATCACGTATCTGGGGGAATACTGATAAATTAGCCGAAAGATTGCAAGAATTATTTACAGTTAAAGAATTGAGTAATCTTCCTGAACGTGAAATGATTAAGCGAATTGAACAAGAATTCAATGTTGGCAAGTTCTATGCTAGTCGCTTGATTAGGACTGAAGCTAATTTCTTTTATTCTAAAATTAAATTAGATAATTGGCGTAAACGTGGAGTTAAGCAATATCAACTGCTAGCAGTTATTGATAGTCGTACTAGTAAGATATGCAGATCAATAAATGGAAATGTCTACAATGTTAAAGATGCAGTATTTGGTAAGAACGTTCCACCATTGCATCCCTTTTGCCGTACAGTTCCAGTAATTTATTTAGGTAATGCTAGAAGTGCTAGTAATAAACCGGTAAAAAAGTAATTCGTAGACCTAGGCAAGTCATAAAACTGCCTTGAAAACTAAAGATACGTATGTGGATTTGTTACTGCATATCTTGAAGTCGCCGTGTAGAAAATATGGGGTGGCTTTTTTCATGCAGTTTTTTTCGCAAGTGTGCATGGGTAGAAAGGAATAATTATGGAAAATAAATTTTATGAAGGTTTATTAAAACTTGATTTACAACGATTTGCTGATGAAGGACAAGGTGAGGGAGGTGATGACAACAATACACAAGACAATGTAAAAGATGATAGTCCAACTGATGAACAACCTTTTAAAACCTTTAATACTCAATCAGAATTGGATTCTTTTGTAGATAAGAAATTGGCTAAGGCTTTAGATACAGCTCGCTCTAAGTGGGAGAAAGAGCAAAATGATAAAGCTCAAAAAGCTAAAGATCTTAAAAAGATGTCTCCAGAAGAACGACAAGAATATGAATTTAAGCAACGTGAGCAAGCTTTGCTAGACAGAGAAGCTGATGTAACTAAGCGTGAAAACAAGAGTAAATTGGCAACGCAGTTAATTACAGATGGCTTGCCGGCAGAGCTAGTGGATGTTTTTGACGATGTTCTAACTGATAAGGATAAAATGACAGATACTTATCAAAAAGTTAGTGAAGTTTTTAGAAGTGCTGTTCATGATGCGGTTGAAACTCGATTAGCTCAAGGTGCAAAACCACCAAAGATTTCAGACAATACTCAAACTAACAAAACTACTGGAGAAATCTTTGCTGAAAGAGCTAATGAATCTCAAAAAGTAAAAAATGATTTTTGGAATTAGAAAGGAAAAAATATGTACACACAATTTCAAAATGGTAAGCAATTAAATTTTCTTGCTTCTGAAAAATTTACTGCTTTCCCAGAAACAGTTAACAAAGATAATTACAATGTAAAAACTGACGATCTAGGTCGAAAGTATATTCCAGCTGGTACTGTATATCCAACTAATGATGCTAAAGCAATTGGTATTACTATTAATGACGTTTATGTGACAGATGGTGATACTAATCAAATGGTTGCAGTAATGCGTGAAGGTTGGGTCTTAAGTCAACGTCTTGATCCAGTACCAACAGCTGACGCAATTAAAGCAATGACTGCAATTCATTTTAAAGACTTAGAAACAAAGGCAACGCCATCAACTGATGATACACATAGGGCTCAATAAAAGAAAGGATTAAATAAATGAAAGATCAAAAGTTAAAATTAGATTTACAACGATTTGCTACACCAATTCTTGATATGTTTAGTCAAAGTACTGTTCTTGACTATACTCGCAATCGTCAATATCCAGATATGTTAGGTGATACTTTATTTCCAGCTGTTAAAGTACCAACTCTTGAAGTAGATATTTTAAAGGCAGGCAGTCGAGTACCAACTATTGCTAATATTTCAGCATTTGATAGTGAAGCTGAAATTGGAAGTCGTGATGCAAGCAAGATGACTGCTGAATTAGCATACGTAAAGCGTAAAATGCAACTTACTGAAGAAATGTTAATTAAGCTTCAAGCACCACGTAATACTGCTGAAGAAAATTACTTAAAGCAATACGTTTTTGATGACATTGACGCTATGGTTCAAGCTGTAAAAGCTCGTGGCGAAAAGATGACAATGGAAATGTTTGCCACTGGTAAGATTACTGATAACGCAAATGGTATCTCTATTGATTATGGTGTACCTAAAGCACATCAAACATCACTAACAGGAACCAGTACCTGGGATAAGGATGGTGCATCTATTATTGAAAACTTGCAAGATTGGTCTGATAAATTAGATATCACTCCTACAAGAGCCTTAACTTCTAAAAAGGTGCTTCGAATATTAATGCGTAGTACTGAAATTAAAGAAGCTATTTTTGGTAAAGATACCGGTCGTGTAGTCGGTCAATCAGATTTAGACCAATGGATGACTGCACAAGGATTGCCAGTTATTCGTGCTTATGATGGAAAATATCGTACAGAAGATGATAAGGGCAATCTTACAACTCAATCTTACTTCCCAGAAGATAGAATTGTGCTATTTAATGATGAAGTACCAGGTCAAAAGATTTATGGTCCAACTCCAGAAGAAAATCGCTTGGTTTCAAGCAACGCACAAGTTTCTAATGTAGGCAATGTGATGGCTAAAGTATATGAAACAAGTGAAGATCCAATTGGTACTTGGATTCTTGCAGCTGCGACTATGCTTCCATCATTTGCCAGTGCAGATGATGTTTTCCAAGCTAAAGTACTCTAATTGTGGAGGTGCTTAATGTGGAGCAAATGGCAGAACTGGTTTCATCCCTAAGCACTAGATTACAGATTTCCGATAATGACTTAGTAACAGACTTAATTAAAGAAGCAATTGCTCAAGTGCTAGATTACACTGGTCAAAAGAAGTTAGTCGGCAACATGGATATTTATGTTAAAAAGCTAGCGACGATTAATTACAATCGACTAGGTATAGAAGGCGAAACCCAACGAACAGAAGGTGGAGTTACTAATTACCTTGAAGTCGGCATTCCTAAGGATATTCGATTGGGACTAAATCATTATCGAATAGCAAAGGTGACTAGGCTATGAGACTAAAAGAAAGTGACTTAACGACTGTCTATCTTAGAAAGCCTGCGGATATTCAAGATGATGAGGGGTACACAACTAAAGGTTGGGGTGATCCTCAGCAAATAAAACTGAATGTTCAATCTGCTGGTGGTTCTGTTAATGCTCAACTCTATGGCAAAGATATCAAGTACATTAAAATATGCAAATATCAAGGGAATTTGCTTTCAGAAGGACATGGAGAAGGATATGGAATTTGCTTGAAAGTTCCAAGCACGAGTGATCCAGATTATAAGATTACAGCTATTCAGGAGTTCTCTACTCATAAGAATGTCACTTTAGAGCGAATAAAAAGGGATGAGCAAAATGATTAATGTAGAGCTTAAGGGACTTGATGAACTAAAAACAAAACTCAAAAAGCTCCCTAGCGTAGTTGCTAGTGCTACAGCTAACGGACAAGAAACTGCCATAGAACAAGCAGAAGCCTATGCAGTGGATGAATTGCAATCTAGCATAAAGTATTCTACTGGCGAACTTGCACGGAGCTTTAAGCATGAAGTTAAAATTGATAACGATGAAGTTATTGGTCGCTGGTGGAACTCGTCTATGGTTGCAGTGTTTCGTGAATTTGGTACTGGTTTGGTTGGAGAAATGTCCGATAAACAACTTCCACAAGGTGTTGCAATTACTTATCGACAAACACCGTGGTTCTTTCCAGTGGATGCAGTTGATTTGGATTTAACTAAGATTTATGGCATCCCTAAGATTAAAATCAACGGTAAATATTTCTATAGAACTGCTGGACAACCAGCTAGACAGTTTATGACTCCTGCTGCTAATCGAATTGAAAAAGAAGCACCAGAAATTATAAAAAAATCTGTAGATCAAGAATTGCGTGATAAGTTAGGTGATTAGATGGAAATTTACAATGTTAAAGCACTTGTCTTTAAGACGCTTAAATCTATTCCAGAATTAAAAATAGTTTCACCTTCTTATCCTGATAAATTCACAGTATTTCCGACTGCGATTTATTCAACTAGTCAGTCTTCTTATATACGCAATGCCTATCAGGAAGAAACTGATACAGAATGGAAGATAACAATTGATTTATATAATGACAAAGGATCACTAACACAAATAAAAAATAAGCTCATTGCTAAGTTTTCAGCAATGGGTTTTTCTAATAGTATTGGCGATCAAGATTTGAATGGAGTAGCGCGAGTGGTACTTGTATTTACAGGAATTGTAGATAACACAAGTAAACGTGTATATCAGAAAGGATAAAAAATGAAAAACGCAAAATTATATAGCAACTTATTGAAATTAGATATTCAACGATTTGCAGTTGATAGTTCCGAAGGACTTGTAGGAACAGAAACTAAATTAGAAAGATCAGAAGATGGTTCTACCTGGGAAGAAATTGCAGATATTAAAACTATTCCTGAATTAGGTGGAGATACTGAAAAGATTGATGTTACTACTTTAGCAGATGATAGACGTAAGCAAGTGGAAGGTATCCAAAATGCGTCTAACGTACAATTCCAAGCTGTGTATAAGGGCGCTAGTTTTGCCAAAGCACTAAAAGAAGCTGGTAACCGTAAGCAATACAACTGGAAAGTTACTTATCCAGATGGCATGACTGCAACAATGCGTGGATCCTACAACATTAAGTTTGGTGCCGTAGCTGTTAATGGGGCATTAGGTTACACAATTACTATTACTGTATCTGATGGTCCTCACTTTACTGCTGCCGGATCAACTCAAGCTACAAGTAGATAATAGCCAATGATAGACGTGGGTTCGATTCCCACGTCTATTTTTATAGAAATATTAAAAAGGAGAAATTAAATTATGGCAACAACAATTAAGAAAGCAACTAAGACAGTACAACTGGGTGATCTTGAACTTGATTTAAAACTTGGTGGTCGTGAAATTTTTAAGATTGAACGACGCTTAGGTAAATCAATGCTCTCCCTCTTCATGGATTCGCAAGGTGGCAACAAATTGCCACCAGTCAATGAAATTTTGATTGTTCTACAAGGCGCAAATCAAAGTCATGGTGTAACAGATAAGCGCGTTATTGAAGCATTTGAACAATATTTAGATGATGGTCACACTACCATGGACTTATTTAATGAGTTGATGGAACTATTTGATGAATCCGGTTTTTTCGGCAAGAAAAAGAAGAAGGGTACCAAGACCAATACGGAATCGGAAGAAGTAACTCTCGATTCAGTGGAAACAACCGAAGACGAACTGATGTAAACGAGGACCATTTTGATACAGTATCAGATCTATTCAAAGATCTATACCCAATTGCAGTTGAATCAGGTATAGACGCAGATCACTTTTGGGATATGGATTTTGGCGAGATTATGACGCAAATTAATGCTAATGAAAAGCGAAGATTAGAAGATCTGCGTGCTAAGGCATACATGGACCATCGCTTAAGTGAGATGGTTGCATTTGCCTTTAATGATCCTGCTAAAATGCCAAAAGTTGAAGAAGCTTATCCATTTGTCAAAGACAATGTGGAAGAGACTTCTAAATCAGATGAACCTGATTGGAAACAAGATCAGGCTCTATTAATGCAACAAGCTCAACGGATTAAGCAATTTAATAAAGATAAAGGAGGTGGAAGTTAATGGATTTAGAAGAACTTGAATTAAGGTTTACTGCCAATTATGGGGATGTAATGCGAAAGCTTGATGAGTTCACTAATATCATCAGTCAGAAAACTAATGATATGCAATATAAGATTCAAGATGGCTTAGGCAAAATCAATCAGTCAATGAATGATAATGTGTCAAAAGCAAATGAATCTGCTAAAGAAGAAGTTCGTCAACGGACTGAGGCTGAAAATGCTAAGCAAAAACTGCTCGAACAAACTCTCAATACTCAAAATGATGTTACTGATAAAGTTATCCAAGGGAATAAAGAGCAAGCTGAAAGTTCCAAAGAAGCAGTTAATCAATCGGAGAAGAGTTTGGATAGTTTAACAGCTCGTCTGCAAGAGGCTTCTAATATGCAACAACGAATTGCACAACAAACTAGTGCAGCGCGTGAAGCAGTATCTGATATTGCTAAGCCTAAAGAACAACCGCAGAGAAGAGAACGAGCAACAACACGTCCACAAATTAAAAATTCAAGTTTTGATGATTACCAAGAAAAACGAATTCAAAGTTATATGCCTAAAAGACCCGTTGATTTAGGCATTGATGATGAAATCCAAGCTGAAGCCTCTCGTGCTAAAAAAGAAGTCGATGGACTGGTTACCCACATCAATGAAAAGATGGAACAAGCTCGGTCTATGCAACGTAGAATCGCTACTTTAACTGCTAACCGAGATAGTCTTGATATGAGTAAGCAAGGAAGTAAAGTTAAGTCAATGAGACTAGACGATCAAATTGCTGACGCTCAAATTAAGATGGCAAGATACCAGAACCAAGCCAAAGCTCTTGCGCAAGAAATGTCGCAGGAACTTAATTCAATTCCATCATCCCTTAAGCGAATTGAAACCGAAATGGATCAAACAGAAGGTAAGATTGAACGAATTAGACGCTCAATTGCTGAAATGAGAGATAATGATGCCACCCTTGGAAGATCCGCGGGTAATGATAAGGAACTTAAGCAAGCAGAAGCTGAATATAGGCGCTTGGTAGCTAGAAGTGATGAACTTGCTAAAGCTTATAGTTATGTAAGTTCTCGTGGAGATGAATTAAAGGCTAGTTCTTCTCGAATTAACACTGAGCTATCTGAAGAAAATAAAAATGTTTCAGGGCTTAGTTCAAAATTTAATAGACTAAGAAATACTATCTCTAATGTTAACTCGTCTTTAAAACGCTTTGGTAATAGTGGAAATTCTTCTATGCGTCGAGCTGGTGGTGGTGCGTCAATGTTAAGCGAACGTCTTAAGGGCGTTCAAATGGCAATACGTATGCTAGCTAGTCAATTGATTGTCTTTACGTTGCTCTACCAAGGGATCATGATGTTAGCCCAAGGCATGGGTGCAGCACTAATGACTAATAAGCAATTTGCAAGTAGTTTTAATGCAATTAAGGTGAATCTGCTAACTGCTTTTTATCCTATTTATAGCTATGTTTTGCCAGCTGTGAATGCTTTGATGAATTCACTAAGGAAAGCAACAGCATGGATTGCTCAATTTAGTTCTGCTTTGACAGGGATGAGTTTATCTAGTGCAAGAAGTGGCGCGCATGGTTTGTACGATCAAGTGCAAGCGATGAATGATACTTCTAAGGCGGCAAGTAAAGCTAATGAAGCTGTTAAGAAACAACAGCAAGAACAAGCCAAAGCTGTACAACGTGCTAATCAACAAATTGCTCAAGCTAATCGTCAAGGTGCGGCAGCAGTTGCAGCCGAAAATGAACGAATCAAGGCGTCTAATGAGCAAGCTAAAAAAGCGTTCGAAGATACTAAGAAAGCTAATGAAGACTTGCAAGCTTCCTTGATGGGCTTCGATGAGCTTAATGTTCTTGATAATAACAAGAATAGCCAAGATAATGGTTCATTTGAGGCACAACCATTAGAGAAGTTTACTCCACAACAAAAGCAGGACAGTCCTATTTTTGATGATGCTGGATTAGATGATAGTGGTGCAGGAGATGGTAACCAAGGACTTGATTGGAATGTTCCATTAGAAGCTTCACAGAATGCTATTGATGCAGCTAACAAGGTCAAAAAAGTTCTAGGTGAGATCTTTGACCCAATGAAGAAAGCTTGGGATGAAAAAGGTCAAACTGTTGTGGATGCTGCTAAATACTCATGGCAAGAAATCAAACGCTTGTTAGGTGATGTAGGTAATTCATTCTTACATGTCTGGGACAATGGTACCGGACAAAAAGTAATTGAGAACTTACTTCAATTGTTAGCTGATATGCTGAATATCATTGGCGATATTTCAAGGGCGTTTGCCGAGGCATGGGAAGAAAGTGGCCGAGGGACTAGATTTATTCAAGCCATCTTTGATTCGCTTAATAATGTTCTAGTCGCGATTCATCACATAGCTGAGTCATTCCGAGAAGCGTGGAATACTGGTGATCTTGGTAAGAGAATTTTTGCTAATCTCTTAGATTTAGCTACTAAACTAGTCGAATTCATTGGAGATATTGCAAAATCATTCGATGAGGCTTGGCAACACGGTAATGCTGGTACAAAGTTATGGCAAGCATGGCTAAATGCATTGAACAATATTTTAGATATCTATAAGAATATTGTTACTTCAATTGATGAAGCGTGGAAGCATTCAAATCTAGGTGTTTCAATCTGGAGTCATTTAATTCAAATTGTTATTGGTGTAGGCAATACAATTGGTAACTTAGCTGGTCAATTCGATAAAGCATGGCAACATGGTAATGTTGGTACATCAATTTTTAAGACTCTTCTAGGCATGGTTGATGATATGCTTGGTGCTCTAGGAGATATGGCGACATATACTTCAAATTGGGCTAAAAAGCTTGATTTCACTCCACTATTGAAGTCAATTGATAACTTGCTAAAATCCATTCGACCTGTAACAAAAGATGTTTGGGATGGCTTATCTTGGGCTTATAAAAACGTCTTACTTCCACTTGCGGGATTCACAATTACTCAAGTAATTCCTGAATTCTTTAATGCATTAGCTGCTGCACTTAAGGTTGTTCATAGTGTAGTCAAAGCGGCTAAACCAGTTTTTGAATGGTTCTATGATAGTTTTATCAAGCCATTAGCTAAAATAGCTGGATTTGCAATTGTGGAAGCTTTAAAGCTTTTAACTAAAGCACTTGAAGGATTATCTGATTGGATAGACCATCATCAAACAGCAGTTAAGATTATGACTGCAACATTGCTTACACTCTTAGGTATAAAAGTTGCTAGAGCTACTATTGCAGGCATTCAAAGCTTTACTGACACCCTTAAGATTCTGGCAATGCTTAAGTTCGATAAGCTAAAAGCTGGTGTTAAGTATGCGGATGATATGCTTGGTGTTGTAATTGAATTTGCCAAACATCCAATTCTTAACATCAAGGAACTTGCAAAATTAAGCTTTGAAAATATTAAAGGCGGTTATGCCCACATAAAAGATTTATGGAGTGAAGTAAATCAAGGCTGGCAAGACAGTAACTTAGCTAAGACTGACTTCCTTAAATCAGCTCGCTCCTCTATTCAATCTGGCGAACCAATGAAGTTAGGTCAAAAATTGGGTACTGGATTATCAGGCGCAATGATTGCCGTAACTTCTGGAATTGATATCTACAAAGGAATCAAAGCAAAGAACAAAGAAGAAAAGTTCGCTGATTTTGGTTCTGGAATTGGTGGAGCAGTCGGAGGCGCAATTGGTCTTTGGTTTGGTGGTCCATTAGGTGCAGCGGTTGGTCAACAAGTCGGCTCATTTATTGGTAAATGGGGCGGTGTTGGTGCTTCTAAGTTTGGCGATGGCTGGGCTAAATATGGCAAAGGTAAAAAGCCTAAAGACTGGGTTGAAGCAATTGGCTTTAAGTCTCACGAAATATTAGACAACTTTACTTCTTGGGCTAAGTCTGTTGGTAAAGACATTAATACCAACATTACTAAGGGCAAGAAGGAAGTTCAAACTGCTAGCTCTAATATTCATAAGTGGTCCACTAATTTTATTTCTAGCGCTAAAAAAGATATTAAGAGTTGGGCACAAAATGTTGGCTCTAACATCAACAAAGATATAGACAAAGGTAAGAAACTTGCTAAACAAGCAGGTACTAAAGTTAAAGAATGGTCCACTGATTTTATTAGTGATGCTAAAAAGAAAGTTCATGACTGGTCTTCAAAAATTGGTTCTGACGTAAATAACAGCGTTGAAAATGGTCAAGCCATGGCTAAGAATGCTGGAACTAAAATTAAGAACTGGACTACAGGCTTTAGAGAGTCGGCAAGTGGACTGGTAAGGTCTTGGGCTGAAAGACTAGGCGACCACATTAATAATGGTTCTGAATCTTCACGCTCAGGAGCTACTAATGCGGGTAGCAAACTATCTAGTTGGACGCGTAGTTTCTTTGGAAATGCTAACCAAAGTATTTCTAGTTGGGCTGGTGGTTTAGGTGGTCATGTCGATAATGGAATTGGCAATGCTTATAATTCGGCTAGGAATGCCGGTGAACGATTAGGAAGTTGGGTATCTAGTTTCAGACATAACACTTCAAGAACCTTGGGATCCTGGGCTGGTACTCTTGGTAGCACAATTGGAAATGGTATAAGGGACGGCATCTACAACATTAGTAGTGCTGTTCGAAAAGTTGTGGATGCAATTGTTAAGCCAGTTCAAAATGCTACTAATAAAATTAAGGAAGGTATTGACTGGGTACTTAATAAATTAGGTGGCGGTTCAATGAACTGGGGGTTCTTCAACTGGAATTCCTATGCAACCGGTACAGATAATCACCCAGGTGGTTTAGCACTGGTTAATGACCAAGAAGGAGACATCTACAGAGAAAGTTATGAATTGCCAAATGGTGAGCAAGGATTATTCCCTGCTAAGCGTAATTTCTTAACGTACTTGCCAGCCGGTACCAAAGTTAAAACTGCTACAAGTACAGCTAATGAATTAGCCGGTATGGTTCCTAAGTATGCCGGTGGTATTGGTAACTTTAATTTCGATTTTAGTGGTATTTTTAGTGGAATTAGTTCAGCCTTAGGTAATTTGGATTTTGGCAATATTTTTGATGGAGTTGGTAGTTTTGTAGATGGTGTGATGGAAGAACTTGAAAAAGTTACTGATGATATCGCTCATCCAGAAAGACTGGTTAACTACATTGTCGATAAGTTTGTTACTTATGATTGGAGCTTAGGAGATGCCTCGCTTAAGTTTGCTAAAGGTGCTGTTAACCAAGAAAAGAAAGGTATGATGAACTGGGCTAAAAAGGTTATTAATCAATTTGGTGGCTCAACTCATCAAACTGGACCAGGAGCAGAAGGTTGGCGTAGTGCTGTTAAGAAAGCTTTACGTAAAAACGGATTGCCAGCAACTCCAGCATATGTAAATGCTTGGGTGCGTCAAATTCAGACCGAATCTGGTGGTAATGAACATGCCGTTCAAGGCGGATATACTGATATCAATACTCTTACAGGTGACTTAGCTAAAGGGTTACTACAAACTATTTCAGCAACTTTCAATGCTTATAAGTTTCCTGGTCACGGTAATATCTTTAATGGCTACGACAACATGCTTGCAGCAATTAACTATGTTAAGCACCGCTACGGTTCAGACATGCTGGCTGTTATCGGTCACGGACATGGCTATGAAGATGGCGGTTTAATTGCTAAACATGGTTTTTATGAGATTAGCGAAAACGACAAGCCAGAAATGGTTGTTCCTTTGACTAATCGTGAGTTAGGTATGCGAAGAATTAATGAAGCTATTGCATTTATGAATCAGAATTTTGGTGGTGGTTTGCAAATGCCATCTTCCTTAAACAGACGAACTGCTATTGATAGTTCAATTTATTCTGATACTCAATCTAATGATTCTACGTCTGTACAGCGTGGGGGATTTAAGGAAATGAGCACAGAATTAGTAAATGCAATAATTCAAGCAATTCAAATGCAAAACTTTAATAGTAATAACGGAAAACCTATTGATTTACACTTATCTGTCAAAATTGGTGATGAATCATTTGGAGAACATGCCATTAAGGGTATTAATACCATTAACCAAAAGAATGGTAGAAATATGTTAAATCTTTAGAAGGAGGAAATGAGTGATTGTATTCTTTAAAAATTTCTGGGACAGTGGTTAATCCTGCCCCGCAAACTATGCAGGTAACAATTCAAGATATTGACGCAAAAGCAACGCGTGATGCACAAGGGTTACTACATCGAGATCGAGTAGCTACTAAAAGAAAAATCACGTTAGCATTTGGTGCACTAACAGTTCCAGAATGTGCAAAGATTTTAGGAGCAGTTAAAAGTGAATTTTTTAGAGTAGATTACTTAGATCCACAAGATGGAAATATGCGGTCAGGAACATTTTATGTAGGAGATCGAACAACACCTGTTTACTCTTTTATAGATTCAGTACCTGTCTGGAAAGGCTTATCCTTTGATTTGATAGAACAGTAGGAGGTGAGAAATATTGCTAACACAGACAAAAGAAGTTAGAGATGCTTGGCGAGCATCACAGAGAATATTAGACATTAAGGTAGTGGTTAATGGAAAAACGTATAGTGCTACTGATATTAACAGCTTGAAATACGATTCAGGAGCTTATACTGGTGATACATTTGCTATCGGTTCAACTTATTCAAATAGTGTTCAAATTGAGTTTTCACATTTAATAGAAAATCTAAAACTTGGTATGGAAGTTTTACCAAGCATTGGAATTAAAACGTCTAAAGGTTACATTTACGAACCATTAGGCGTTTTTATTATCTCTAGTGAAATCAAGATGGATCGCAATAACAATCTTACTTCCATTAGTGCAAGTGATAGATTTTGCGGGTTAGAGGGATCCTATAAATCTAAATTGGCTTATCCGGCAAAAGTTTTAGATGTAATTGCTGAAATCTGTGCACAATCAGGAGTCGAGACTAATGTGGATGACTTAGCTAGACTTCCACATCAAGCTGACTTAGCCAGTCCCATTACAGGGCAGACTTATAGAAAAGCTTTAGGTTGGATTGCACAATTGTATGCTGGGTATGCTACCTTTGATCGCCATGGCTTATTTACAATTAGAACTATTGCAGAACCTAACTATGAGCTGGATCCCAGTCAGTATGAACAAGCTGGTTTAACTAAAAATGAAGCTCCATATAGAATTAGCGGTATTCAGTGCCAAACTACAATTACTACTAAAACTAGAGATGGCGAAGATACTGATGAAACTAAAACTTATCAAGTTGGAGATTCAAATGGATCTCAAATTAAGCTTGAAAATAATATTATGACGCCTGATAGGTTAACTAATATTTGGGAGCAGATTAAAGATGTTAATTTCTATCCATTTAGTTTGAACTGGTTTGGAAATCCTGCTGTTGAAGCTGGTGATTGGTTAAAACTGCAAGACAAGCAAGGTAATAAGTTTATTGTTCCCAACAATAGCTACACGCTTGATTTTAATGGAGGTTTGTCAGCAACTTCTAAGGCAGATCAAACTTCTTCCACAGACTCTGTAATAGCTTGGGAGGGAACATTCTCTCAAACCATTAGAGAACTTCAAGGTCGTAAAGCACCAGATGGAACAGTGATTTTTCCACCTAGTGTAACTGAACTACCTACGAATGCCAAGCCTAACGATGTTTGGTTCAAGCAAAATGGTAATTCAACAGAATTGTGGGTGTTTACTGAACAAGAAGATGGGATTAGAAAGTGGGTTAGGAGGGATTTAACTCCTGACGAGATTAAGAAGCAAGTCCAAGAAGCACAAGCCGGCTTGAAAGGTGCCAAGAAAGAAATAGCTGATAATCGCGTTAAGGCTGATAAAGATATTGCGGAGCTTAATGCAAGTATAGCTGGGCAAAATTCAAAGATTGATGGATTGAGTACTAGTGTAAATACCGTTGTGATTCCTAAAGTCACTGATATTACTAATCAGATGTCTGATGTTGTTACTAAAGTAAATGAACAAAAAAATATTGTTACCGGTTTGCAAAATCAAGCTACTCAGCAAGGTAAGGATATATCTAAGATCACTACTGATGTTCACGGTGTTACGGTTGATTTAGCTAACCTTAATGGAGATGTAAGTCAAACCAAGGCTACTGTGCAAGGCCTGCAGACTACATTAGGGAATGCTCAAGGGGATATAACACAAATAAAGGTAGATGCCAAAAAGCTTTCTACTATCTTATCTGGCAAGGTTGATAATTCCACGTATGCAAATTTTGTTAATGCTACTAATAGTGCATTGAATGCTAAGTTAGTGGCGAGTGACTTAAAAGGCTATGCAAAGACCACTGATGTTCAAGCTACAGCTGATGGCTTGCAAGTAAATATTAATAGTTTAAGCGGTAAGCTAGACAATTTAGTTATAGGTAATAGGAATTTAGTACGTAATTCTGGTTTTCCAAAAAATACTGATTATTGGAGTGGGCCAGCTACAACAAGGCATGATTTCTATTATTCTAGTAAACAAACTTTATTTGTTCTTAATAATTCTAATTCTAGTGAAAATTTTGCTGAATCTGCTTATTTTCCATTAGAGAGAAATACCGACTATGTGGTCAGTTTTAAAGGCTTTGCTTCAACGAATGTATCAAGTTATAATGCTTTTATTCTCGCCAGAAAATACGGTGAAAATACTAAATATACAACTGTAAAGCACCTAGTGGATGCTAAAAGGTTATCTCCAAGTAAAGTAGATTACATTAAAGATTTAATTTTTAATTCTGGAGAAAACGATGAGGCATATATCAGATTTGACAACAACGGATCATCTGATGGTAAACAAAGTGGTTTGTATTTTACAGAAGTAAAAGTTGAGCAAGGAAACAAGTCGACAGCTTGGACACCAGCTCCTGAAGACGAACAGGAGCGTATAAATGGAATAACTTCACAGTTATCTGCTCGAATAACAGCTAATAGCCAGCAATTTAGTTCTTATTATTCTAAGACTGATGTTGACCACAAAGTAAGCGGAGTGCAGAGTCAAATTACTCAGAACGCGACAGGATTACAGACTGTGGTTGCTAAAGTGGACAATATTAGAATAGGCGGAACTAATCTCATTAGAGATTCTGCTATGCGTGCTGACTCTCACACAGCTTGGCAAGAAGCGGGGGCAGTTACTTGGCATGACAGTAGTGTAGAAATAAGAAAAGGCGACTTAATACAAAATATACCTGCTAAGCCAAATACTACCTATACTTTTAGTTTTGATTTGTATTATCAAGATTTTAGTAATGCATGGGCTAATCAATTTTTCTTTGTGGAATATACAGATACGAATTTCAATAAAACTACACCTAAGTATGTAGACCATCGCTGGGCAGGTAATCAATTTCCTAATACAGCTGGTCGAAAAGACAAGAAGCTAACTTTTACTACTCAAGGTGATTGTAATGGGTTGAAAATGTATATCCGTCAAGAAGCTAATCAAAATCCTTTTCACATTTACAATCTTAAATTAGAAGAAGGAAACCAAGCTACTGATTGGAGTCCAGCGCCAGAGGATAAAGCTAATCAGTCTGATTACTCTGCTTTATCTCAAACAGTACGAACTATACGAAGCGAAGTTACTAATAACATTAATGGTTTGCAATCCCAAATTACCCAGAATGCAAATAACATCAACTTAAAGGTAAACGCTGTAGGGGATTTATCTAATATTTGCTTAAATCCAAATTTTGATGATGGTAGTACGGCAGGTTGGGAAAACATATCTAGTTCTACTGGAAATGGAGGAAGTCCGTCTAAATTTTATGGAGGAATTAGTATACGAGATGGATTTTATGGAAATATGTTTTCAGTATCAGCGGGAGATAAATATTATTTTTCTGTTTTTGCATGGCAAGATCAATCTTCGCATAATTTTAGTATCGGTTTAACTTATTTACAAAAAGATGGTAGCTGGAACTGGCAACATGCTATAACATTTGCACCAAGTGAAGGCGGAAGAGAAAAAACAGGAACCATTACTATTCCTTCAAATGCAGTTAAAGCCAGAATATGGGTTCAAATTGATGCTTACTCTGATTACGGTCATTGGTGGTTCACTAATGTCAATGTGAGAAAAAATGATACTCTTGCACAAATCAACATGTCCGCCGGCACCACACTGATTCAGAATGACAAAATCTACATGGATGCAAGTTCTACTGTGTTCAGTGGTAAGGCGTTTATCCCTAACGCTGCAATCACTAATATCTCAGCAGACAAGATTAACACAGGTACTTTAGACGCGGGTAAGATTAACGTAATCAACTTAAATGCCAACAACATCACCACCGGTACTATTAATGGTGCTAACTTGAAGATTAATCTTAATAGTGGAGATGTAAATTTTCAACATGGACGTATCCATAATTGGAGCAATACATTAGATATAAATATTGATCAGAATTATATTTCTACTGCAAATAATGATACTAAAGCAATATTAAAAAATGGTGAACTTCAATTAACTCAACCACAATTGTTTGATTTAAGTCCTGATCCTTATTTAAGGCTTTGGAATAATGGAACAGCAGGAGATTTTTCAGTTGCAAGTCTAGATGTAAGAAATGGAATTGCTATTCAACCCAAAGATTATAGGGGAAATTCTATTTATGCCCTATTAGGACTTCTTGCAAATAACTCATGGGCCGGATTTTATACTGGTAAATGGGGCGGTATAGATAATAAGCTTTTAACGGCAATTGGTGGAGCTGATCAGGGAATTACTATTCATGGCGGTGCTCATTTCCAAGATACTAGTAGTTTGGGAAATGAGTCTTTTCCAATGATCACAGTTGGAAGCGATCGCTTGGGAACTACTTTTGGCAATACTAAAATAGTAATTAATGCTGAGTATACTTATTTTCCAATGAGTTATACCAAAACAACTGGCTCTGCTCCAAACGCTTTTATTGCAAGCGATGGTGCTCTAGTTCGTTCAACATCAGCATCGAAATATAAAACTGACATTCAACGTAGTTATTCAACAGAGTATGGTGACAAGCTTTTAAACCTACCAACAGCCATCTGGACTGATAAAGGTCAAAAGGAAAGATATGAAGCAGGTAAACGTCATATTAAACCTGAAAAATACTTCGGTATGATTGCAGAAGATTTAGCTGATGCTGGCTTAGATCTCTTAGTTAGTCGGAATCCAGAAACACATGAAATCGAAGGTATTCAATATGAAAGAATAGCGCCTGCGCTTTTACCAGTAATTAAAAAATTAAAAGATAAAGTAAATAGATTGGAGAAACAAATAAATGAATAATGATAACGCAATTTCGCAAAAATTAATTAACAAGTTAGCAACTAGTGAGTATAACAACGCAATTTTACAAGTAAGAATTGACGAATTAACTCAAGAAGTAAATCAATTAAAGTCAGAAAAGGAGAACAATAAAGATGTTAAAAACAAGTAAGTCAATTGCAATTTCAGGAAGATCAATGGTGGAAGATAAGCAGGTCGCTACTTTTAATGCGAATATTTATGAAGCTAACGCGTCTGGTGGTAGTGATAACATCAATATGATTATTACTGACCGTGATTTATATGATGCAAATAAAGCTACAGTTAGAAAAGATTTGCAAGACTTTCAAAGTAAAGTCTGGTCCGCTCAAGATGAAGTTATGGCGAGCGCTGATGAAAAGGCGAGTGAGGGATAATGAAACGAACTCATATAGGAAGTAATATAAGCGATAACTTCCAACTGTTTTTAATTGGGCTAGCCTTATCAGCTATGGGAATACTACTTTGGACAGATCATACATACTTCTTTTGGCCACCACAGTTTGCTGGGCTTATGAATGATGATGGTTTGGACGCTGTAGCTGTGGTTACTGGATTTGGATTACTATATTACGCAGTTACAAATGAAAAGAGCAATACAGTAGCAGGAGTTTTGTTAAGCATCTCAGCAGGCTTTACAGGGCTGGTTGCGTGCATTCAATTAATTCATGCTATTTTTGCAGGACAAGCACCTATGTTTTTAGGCTTTATCTTGTCCTGTTTTTTATTGGCGGAAATTTTATATACGGCAAGAACTAGAGATACGCGATAAGAGGTGAGGACACTTGCATGACTTAATTCAAGATCTAATTAATCTAGCACAAGTGTTGACACCTATAATTCTTGGAGTACTAACTTGGAACTTAAATTCTAAGAAGACTAAGCATGATGGCTTAGCAGATGATAATGACAGGATAGTGAAAGAAAATAAGCGTCTTACTAAGCTGAATGCTGAAAAGGATAAAGAAATAAATAATTTATTGAAAGAGAGAAATGGAAAATGATTGAAAATTTAGAAAAAGAGCTAAAAGAGTTAAATGTCAAGTGTAGCAAATTATCAAAGTTTTTAGCCAAACAAAATAAAAAGACTTTGTCAGCTACTCAACTTGAACTCTTGAAAGAGCAAAAGCAAGCAATGGGTAAGTATGCCAAGGCTTTAAAGTTACGTATTAAAGATTTAAAGGAGGCTAAATAATGAACGTTAATCAATTACTAGATTTAGCTATCGTAGCTACATCAGTTGCAGCAGTCGTTGTTGCTTCCGTATATGCTAAACATAAAATTGCAATTGACAAGAAAGCAGCGCAAGGTGATTTACTTGCTAAGGCTGAAAAGATTGTTGCCCAATCTGTAAGTCCCCTTGTCTACCAAGCAGAAAAGAGGGGAGGAGACGGCGAAGATAAGTTAACCTTTGTCGTTCAAGGCTTGTTCTTGCTCTTAGATATGGCACACTTGCCACATCCAACAATGAGTTTCGTCAAAGGAATGGTTGAAAAGTCAGTTACAGCTATGAAACAAGCTCAATCAATTGCAGATACTGTTGATAAACCTAAGACGACCATTGTTGGCGAATTAAAGGAAGTTAACAAGTAGGAGGTAACTTATATGGAAGTAGCAAAAAGAAGTTACGGTGTAGACGTATCTAGCTATCAAGATACTAATGTAGCTAATTATTCTGGTGCTAAGTTTGCAATTGTCAAAGTATCAGAAGGCTTAGACTATCGTAATCCTAAGGCAACCAATCAAGCATCTACTGCTAAGGCTAACGGTATGATGACAATGGCTTATCACTATGCTCATTTTGGTGCTGATAGCAATAGAGCTGTTCAAGAGGGTAACTATGCAGTAAATTCTGCAAAACAAGCAGGTGTTCAGCCAGGGACTTACTTAGCTTGCGACTGGGAACAAGATGATAACAACAATACGAGAGGTGGAACAGAAGCTAGTGCAAATGCTTTGTTAGCCTTTATGGACACTGTTGCAGGAGCTGGCTATAATCCACTTTTGTATTCTGGCGCATCATTACTCAAAAATAATGTAGATACTGCTCGAATTATTGCCAAATATCCAAATTCACTTTGGGTAGCAGCATATCCATTAGGAAACGGAGTAGCAGTAACTGAACCAGACTTTGGATATTTTCCATCTATAGATGGAGTGGGCATCTGGCAATTCACGGATAACTGGAAAGGTCTAAATGTTGACGGAAACATCTCTCTAGTCGATTTAAAAGATGATGGAAAAACAGTAGCTCAAGCAGTTAAACCAAGCGTCGCTAATCCACAAGCACAATCATTTGTTGATGAATTAGGAGATACTTGGTACATGGAAAACGGCAAGTTCTACCCAAATGGTACTATTAACATTCGCTATGGTGCGAGAACTACCAGTGATATCATCGGAACTGTAACCAAGGGCGATTGTGTTAAATATGACGCATATAGTCGACACGGCGGGTACGTCTGGATTAGACAGCCAAGAGCAAATGGGTATGGTTATCTAGTATGCCGTGCAGGTAATGAAGCTTGGGGAACTTTTAAATAAAAAACAGATTCGATAGATTTTATTAATTATTTTATTGTATAATATACTAAAAATTTGTTTGCGGTTTTATTGACATTTAATATTTATTTTGTGTATTATAATAATGCAGTAAAGATGTACTGTATACTCATAGGATCGAATTAACGTTTAAGCGATATGTAATATCGTCGACTATGGGGCCGCCTTTGGGCGGCTTTTTTTTTGGAGTTTGTATGGAATTATATATTTATTCAGATGAATCAGGTGTTTTTGACAAAGAACATAACCCAATTTTCGTTTTTGGAGGGATAATGTTCTTCTCAAAACATGAAAAGGATATAGCAGGAAGAAAATATAGATCAGTGGAACGCGTTATTAGAAAAATTGAAAATAAATCATATGGTGAAGAAATAAAAGCTACAACTATTAGTCGAAAAAACAAAAATAAAATTTATCGTTCTTTAAATCGGTATGAAAAATTTGGTGTAGTTATTCACGAACGTAGAATTATGAACAAAATTTTTGATGAAAAGAAATCTAAACAGCGATACTTAGATTATGCGTATAAAATTTGTTTAAAAAGGAAATTTCAAGATTTAATAACTAAAAATAAAATAAATCCTGACGATATAACTGCAATTCATATATTTGCTGATGAACATACAACTGCTACGAATGGGAGATATGAGTTACAGCAATCCCTGGAGAAAGAATTTAAATATGGTACATTTAACTTCAATTATTCCAAATTCTTTGAACCTATTTTTCCAAATCTATCTTGTATAGATGTTCAATATTGTAATTCTGAGAAAATAATTCTAATAAGAGCCGCAGATATTATTGCAAATAAATTGTATCGCAAAGTACTTATTAACGATGAATATAGTTTACTGAATCATCATAATTTTAAAATATCTTATTTGCCTTAAAAACCACTCTGGAGGATAAAACCTCTGGAGTGGCTTTTTTGTGTTATACTTAACTCACAACCGAAGTTAAAGATTCTTTCAATGAATTTAAAAAGCATTACCTGATAGCAACAAAAGGTAATGCTTTTTAATTCAAATAGTGAAAAGTGATGCACAAATGATGTACAAAATAAATAAAAAAGTTGATGCAATGCACTTTGAAGCAAGGATTATATGAACACCCAAATCACTGATATGACGCTCCGTATGGGGCGTCTTTTTTTTATGCAATTTTTCTTCTTTTTGATATAGACCAATTACAAATAAAACTTCTTGACCAATTTTTAATATAGGGTTATTATTGCTCATATGACAACAAATAAAAGATAGTCCATTTATTTCAAATGAACTATACCAAAGGAGAAAAATGTATGTGTGGAATTGTTGGTGTTGTTGGAAAACCTGCAAGAGATATTATTTTAAATGGTCTAACTAACTTAGAGTACCGTGGTTACGATTCAGCAGGTATGTATTTAAATGATCTTAATGGCAATGAATATTTAACTAAGGCAGTTGGTAGAATTTCTAACTTAAAAGAAAAGTTAACTCCAGATGAACAAGGCTTAGTTGGAATTGGTCATACTCGCTGGGCAACTCATGGTAAGCCAACAGTTGATAATGCTCACCCTCATTTTGATGAAACTAAGCGTTTTTACTTGGTTCATAATGGTGTAATTGAAAATTATGTGGAGTTAAAAGAAAAATATTTACAAGGTGTTAAGTTCCATTCAAATACTGATACTGAAGTGGTTGTTCAATTAATTGGTAAAATTGCACGTGAAAAGAATTTAGACGGTTTTTCTGCATTTAAAGAAGCTTTGAAGTTAGTTAAGGGCTCATATGCTTTTCTTTTGGTTGATAATACTGAACCAGACCATGTTTTTATTGCAAAAAATAAGTCACCAATGATGCTCGGTCTTGGAGATGGATTTAATATTATTGCTTCTGATGCAATCTCTGTTTTAGATCAAACTAAGACTTTTGTTGATTTACAAGATGGTGACGTAGGTGACATTACCAAGGATTCTTACACAATTGAAACTGTTGACGGTAAAAAAGTTGAACGTAAACCTCACGTATTAGATATTGATCCAAATGCTGCTTCAAAAGGCACCTATGAATTCTATATGCTAAAAGAAATCGATGAGCAACCAAGCGTTATGCGTAAAATTTCTCAAACTTATTTTGATGAAAATGGTGACGTTAAGGTTGAGCCTCAAATCATTGATGCTCTTTCTAAAGCAGATCGAATTTACATTTATGCAGCAGGTACTAGTTACCATGCTGGATTAGTAGGAAAGATGCTTTTAGAACACTACACAGGTATTCCAACAGAGGTTGGTTTAGCTTCAGAAGCTGGCTATCATTTCCCAATGCTGAGTAAAAAGCCATTCTTTATTTTTCTAACTCAATCTGGTGAAACTGCTGATTCACGCGTTGTTTTAAAAGAAGTTAATAAGCGTAATATTCCAAGTTTAACCATTACTAACGTAGAGGGTTCAACTTTATCAAGAGAAGCAGACTACACTATGCTGCTCGAAGCAGGTCCTGAAATTGCCGTTGCATCTACTAAAGCTTATACTGCTCAAATTGCTGTTCAAGCAGTGCTTGCTAAAGCTTTGGGTGAAGTACTTAATAATCAAGATGCAAAAGACTGGAACTTAAAGCATGATTTAGCCATTGCAGCTGAAGGGATGCAACAGCTTGTTGACAGCAAGGAAAGTTTAAAAGAAATTGCTGACAAGTACTTAATTAAGTCACGCAATGCCTTCTATATTGGACGCGGAATTGACTATGCTGTTGCCTTAGAAGGAGCATTGAAGCTTAAGGAAGTTTCATACATTCAAACTGAAGGTTTTGCTGCAGCTGAATTAAAGCATGGAAATATTTCTCTTATAGAAAAAGGCACTCCAGTTATTGCTTTAATTAATGATCCAGCAACTGCCGATTTAACTCGTGGTAACATTCAAGAAGTTGTTTCTCGCGGAGCTAATATTATTACAATTGTTGGTAAGGACTTCGCTAGAGAGGGCGACGATGTAGTATTACCAGAAATTAACTACTATATGTCTGCGCTTTTAACTGTTGTACCGGCGCAGCTGCTTGCATATTATGCTTCTAAAGATAAGGGATTAGACGTTGATAAGCCACGTAACTTAGCTAAGAGTGTGACTGTTGAATAAAATTTAAATAAGTTAGTAAAATAGCGAATTAGTGATCTTGAAAGTGACTAATTTGCTATTTTTAATTGAATGTTTTTTCGAAAATATGAGCTTTTGATTTAAAATAAGGATAGTTAATAATCAGTGAGGATTCTTATGCTATCAAAAATATCAATTTTACTTACAAATCACCAGCTTACATTAAAAGATATTTCTCAAAATCAACATTTGGCAGAACAAGATTTAAGAAAAGCACTCGACGAAAATCCTGATAATTGGTCCAGTTCGGTCTTATCAGCTTTGTCGTCATCTTTGAATATGCGACCTGGAGATTTATTAGAATTACTTGATCCGGTTTATTCTTTAAAGATTAATGATCATAGCCAAATGATTCAAGGAATCTATATTGAAGATCCTGAAATTTATGAACAAATTCGCTTTGTGGTAGAAAGTGAGCATTTAGAAGGTTGGCAACCTGATGAAGAGGATATTTTAAGATTGCTTGATGAAGCACTTAATCCATCTCCTACATTCCAAACTGAAATAGGTAAGATCTGGGGTGGGGAAGATGATTGAGGAGAGAAAAGATACAGAATGGTATCGCAGAAAATGTCTTTATCCCAATGGAACACTTAAAAATAAACTCAATATTAAGGATGCAGCAGAATTAGCGCAAAAAGAATACTTAGGTTCAGCTGTGCGCGCGTTAGCTTTTTTGAGGAAGAATAAAAAGATTACTAGCGTTGAAGACTTGAAGAAAATTCATAAAATTATGTTTGGTTGGCTTTATGATTGGGCAGGACAAATTCGAGATTATGAGCTGATTAAAGGAGATACTGAGTTTTTAGAATATACTCGAATTAAGTTTGGAATTGAAGAGATAGATGAGAAAATGAGGCAATTGGCTAGTCAAAAAGAACTTGCCAACACCGATTATGCCTTTCTGCTTGATCGCTTAAATTATCTCCATCCCTTTAGGGAAGGAAATGGTAGGAGTAGCAAGTTGTTTTTACAAGCTTTTGCTGCAAATCATGGTCAAGTTATTGATTATCCGCGGTCAAATAAAGAATTGATTATTGCTCAAAATAATGCAGATATTAACCAAATTGCTAGATTAATTAAGGTCAAGTCCAAATCCAAGAGAATTAAGTGTTAAATAAAAAGGCATCCCAATGATGGTTTTTCGTCATTAGAATGCCTTTTTAATTGAACAGAAAACTAATTCTCGATAATTTATTTTCCTTAACCCAACTCCAGCAAAGATGTAATAAGTAAGCAGAAGCAAAAGATAGACACCAAGTAAAAATCCATGTTCCAAAGAAAGTTAAAAAGGGATGATAGTGAGCATGAAGCGACATGTTTAGACCGCGCCAAACTAATTGGTTCCAGAATACATTAGAAAGATACGCACGGTAGGCGTAAATAGCTAGAAAATGAAAAACTTTTAAACTAGTTTGGGAATTTTTCTTTACTTGATGTAAGCAAAATGCAGCAATAAGAGCAATTACTGCTAAAGAGTATGGTGTCATGGAAGGTTTATAATATGGAGCATTATTAAAATTAATGGGGTGGCCAAAACCTTGCAGTTCAATATTGGTCCAAATAAAGCAAATAATAAAAATAATACTAAGTAGCCACCAAAAATTAGTTAAAAATGCGTTGACATAATCGCGTAATTGCCAGGCCAAAACTCCGTAGACGCCATAGATAAAGAAAGAGATAAAAACTCTATCCAGTAAATACCAGTCATTTTGATGGATGCCATGAAAGACATAGGTATCGTAAAACCCAAGCCAAGTGAAATAAAGGATAAATGTGACAATTGCAATTATTATTCCACGTTTAGTATTCGTCCCTACATAGCGACTAATCGCCCAAAAGAGTGGCATTAGGATGATAAATTGTAGCATCATCGTGTTATACCAAAGGTGCGGTGCCGCATTTCCGTTAATGAATTGCCAACAAAAAGTTGGAAAATTATAGTATTTATTTACTTGTTGTTCCCAGGGCATTCCTAGTAAATAGATTGAAGTCCACCAAATGGTCGGTACAAATAAATTAGACCAATTACTGCGAAAATATTTCTGATAAGAAAAATGTTTTTTTAAATCATAAGTTCTAATAGTTGTATATAAGATTCCAAAAATAAAAGCAGGGGCGGTATATTTTATTAGGTTATATAGAAAGCCAAAAACATCTTGAGTATGTGTTGGTTGCTTAATATCCATAACTAAGGCCATAATTGGTTGCGCCATAACTGCAGTACATGCAAAGACCTTAAGATAGTCGCCAATATCAGCTATTCTAAATGATAAAAATTGATATTTTTTCATAAATTAGTCCTCTCATGAGTAGAGTCTAAAAGCTAATTCCTAATATATGCATCTTTTTGAAAAAAGACAAGATGTCTATAATTAGGCGCTTAACAATTATTAAAATTTGAACTAGGATATAGATGACTGATCGAAACTTTTCATCCTAAGAAGTGTAGGATAATAAAGAAAGCCCCGTAGCAGTAGTGCTATAGGGCTTTTATGTGTGGTTATTAAACTTAAAAAGGGACAGAAAAGGGACAGTTTTATTCAAAATTTTGTATAGCTTCATCGAATTCTAAGTGTTGTTTATGGGTAACGTGTAAATAAATTTTTCTTGTAATATCAGAATTGGCATGACCAACTCTATCGGTAATTAAACTTAATGGATATCCTTCCTCTGCAAGTTTGGAAACGTGAGTGTGTCGGAAGATATGCGAGGTAGCTTTCTTCTTCCACTTCTGTTCATTTACAAACTCTCTTAGAAATCTACTTACAGCTGATGTATTTATCGGTCCATTAGTATTACTGTATTTATTATGAAATAGGAAATCATTAGAGTTTTGTCCCTTAGAAAACTCTTTATATATCACAACTGCTTCTTTAGGCAAAACAATAGTTCGTTGGCTAGAGGATGTTTTGGTAAACTCTTGTCTTTCATTCCGATGTCCTTCAGTACTAATTAAAGTGCCTGAAATATTAACATACCATAGCTTTGTTTCTTTATCTTGAAATATATTCTTTACGAGCAACCCACATCCTTCTCCTACACGCATACCAGTAAGGTATAGCATTTTGAATAAAGCATAAAAATCAGTTCTCTTTTTTTCTAAACAATGGTTAAATAATTTGCTCAGTTCTTTATCGGTAAGATACCAGTTTTCTACTCGATCTTGCTTCTTAGCACGTTCATTTTTAAAATTAATTTTTACTTTTAAAGCTGGATTCTTTTTTGCATACCCAAATTGAATTGCAAAATCAAAAAGTTTTGTAAAAACCACATGATATTTATGTGCAGTAGCATTAGATAATTCATCTTTATAAAGAAGATTATTAATGTATGTATTAAGTTCAATAGTAGTAATAGAATCAGCCGATCTTTTTCCGAAAGTCCTAGAAATTTTACTAAGGCAAGCAAAGTAAGTATCTAAAGTTTTAGGTGCTAAGCCCTGATTAGACATATTAGTTTGTAAATCTTCAATAAGTTTATCCATCGTAATTTGTTTAATAGATTGAATATTTAACTTATCTTGGATCATCTTTTTGACTTTCACATCAGCTAAATTTCGAGCCTTAGCAGTGTTTTTAGTAATTGTGGTAGAACTCTTATGTACACCCAGGAAAGAGGGATCAGTATACCTAATTGAGTATTTAAATTTGCCATTTTTCAAAGGCTCTACTTGAGGAGTATAATATTTAACCATTTGATTTTTACCTCCATTTTGCTAAAATAGGGTAGACGAAAGGCGTTGAGTTACCAGCTCAACTTTTCATCTAGCATATATATGTGTTTGCTTTGAACATTGGTCAGAGTGATGACCGACCCGTGAAGTGTTATCAGCGCTTTGCGGGTCTTTTTTTATTGCTTGGCTTGGTGGATATTAGACTGTAGCATATAATTTTGAATAGCGGTACGGTAATTAAAATTCTGCTAGAATATGAGTTAGGATCACGTGTGCCCAATTTTGGGCTAGGCTTGTAAGATAATTAATATCTTGCGAGTCTTTTTTATTATTAAGCTGCGCGATCGGAACGAGCGCGCAGCTAGGGCGCCCGCGGTCAGATTCAGATTATCTCTTGTTGATTTTCGTGAATCAAAAGAAGTAAGATGATTAATGTAATGATTGTTTGGTTCATGTTTGTCACCTCCGAGTGACATGGGCACAGCTTGCTGTGCTAAACTCAGGAGAGTGACATAACATGAAAGAGCGGGCGCCCTAAGAGCTTTTAACTTCTAGGGATGTTATTTCAGCTTTTATAGTCGCCAGCCGTTTAGACTAAGTTTAATTTATTTACTTAAAAAATCAGCATTGAGTTCTGCTTGATTACAAATAAACTCTTTTTCATCAGGATAAAGTTCAAGATATCTTTTAATGTAAAAACTAATACCACCACTTAGCTCATTGTATGCGGTTCGATCTTGTGAAAATTCTAATGTATTAATTAATGTACCTAGACGACTTTGACCTTTACCATTTCTATAATCAGCTGGTGAAATTTTAAGAAGACCATGGATTATAGGATTATATGGAATTGCATGCTTTTTAGAAAAATGATTATAGATTCGTCCACCATGTGCTGATGTGTTTCTATAGTCTAAGTATAAAGATAGCAAGTTAACATATCCTTGTTCAAAAGCATTAATCTGCTGTAACAATGCCTCATCTAATCCTGTCATACGAGAAGTTACACTTCTTTTTTGTGGAGTTTTAAGAAGTCTGTACCACCAAATTAAATTTCCAAAGTTAAGTTTCTTAACAATTATCCAAGGTGGAATGTTATGGTGATCATTTCGGTAGTGGCTATATGGTTCAGACTTAGCATGCGTAATACCTTTTAGAATACTTAGCAGAGCATCAATAGGATAAACCATTTTATGAAGGGATTTATTGTATTGCTTTTTACCTGTAACGTAATTTTTTCGGTTTAAATATATTGTTTGGTCTTCAGATATTTGTTCTGCTACTGTATATGCTAATGCTTGTCTTAGGTTAGCTTCAAAAATTTCGATAGCAGACATAACCTCAGATCTTATTTTTCTATCTAAAGTAAATAATTGAAAAATATGTTCAAAAGTAATTCCAGCCTTGAATTTGTCTTCTGAATCTAATGGATTAGCTAAAAAACAATCTTTATAGCCATTAATAATTTCATAATAGCCGTAACTCAATAAATCTTTTTTGGCTGCTTCTTTATTTTGAAATAACAGACCACGTTGTTCTAGTAATTCTATTTGTTTATCAATAGTTAAAAAAGGTTTGGTATTCATTTTAATTCTCCAACACAAAAAGGACATGTATCAAAACACATGTCCTTTTTGGTACGACCGCACAGCGGTCACTTAAATTGATTAACTAAATCTTATCAGGTAAAAGGGCAATGTGTCAATCAAAAATGTATTTTTTTATACATTTTTGTAACTAGTAAGTTGAATTGTATTCTTTTTATACAATTTCCTAATAGTCTAAAAAGAAAATAATTTTTCTTTTCATTTTCATTCTCCATGACCGTCCGAAAGGGCGGCTTTTATTTTGCAGATAAATATGTATCAATAAGGTAGTAATGCTTTTTAGGGATGCTTGCTTTTTTTAATACGAAAAACACCTCATGGAATATCTACCATGAGGTGTTTTAACGACCCGTGTACTTTACAGGCATTTCAGCTATATCCTAATGGTAAATATAAAAACATAAATTTTCAATAATGATTACTTGGTTTTCCTATGTTATCGTCTTTGAAAAGTAGCAATTTTGTCATTTTAATAGTGCAACCTGATATAATTTTCTTGAGGTGAGAAGATGAATCATAAAAGTACCACACCTAAAATCTCTGAATTATTTTCGAAAAACGTAGATTTGAAACGTCAATTAAGAACAGCGAGAGAATTACAAAAAAATAAAGTAATAGACTTAAATGTTCAAAAAGTGATAAAAGTTACTTATCGAGTCGGATTAGGAACAAAGGATGATCCGGTAAGAGAAATCAATTCTTATTGGGATGAAAATGGAAATCATTTATTTGATTTATGATTTCTGCATATAATTTCCTGAGGTGAAAATTATGAAAATTACAAAGGCAATTGAGTTAGCCATGAAAGATGGCAAAGGCATTTCACGATCATCGAAACAACCAATGGCGACAACTATTATTCCAACTAATACTATTAGCTGCTGCTTAGTAGTACCTTTTAAAGGTAGTATTGCAGTAAAACGGTGGGAGCCAACAGCAGAGGATCTATTAGCTACGGATTGGGAAGTTTCGGGATAAGATTTTTAATTTTATTAGCTAAATCCAAAAAATCATTAAAATTGTCTCTAAATCTATGGTCATACCATTCTAGTGATTTATTGCTTAATGTAATATCAACTGCAACGTTGCTTCCATAATTGCAATTGATAAAGCCATTATGCTGTAATTCATTTAGAAAAGTATTTACATCTTCTAGATCATAGGAAGACATAAAGTCTTTCTTTGTATCCCAAGCTGTTCTATTAATATAAATCGCTTGATGTTTAGCTTTACCATATTTAATTTGGAGATGATATTTTTTAAGCATTTGTGTTAACAAATACTGTGAATTTTTTGTTAGATCTTTAAATTCTTTATTCATATGTTCATTATTCCGCCTTACATATCAAACCCAACGTGAATAGCTTTACCTAAGATACGGCCTGGATTATCTTCGTTTAAGATGATCGGGTCGTATTTTGTTGTGTTGATAGGATAGAGAAATACATCTTTGCCGACGTGCTTAACCTTCTTTAAGGTAGCTCTGGTGTCATCGTCAACTTGAACGGCAGCAATTTCATCGTCTTCAACAGTAGGTTGCTTATGGATAAGAACAAGGGCTCCGTCTGGAATAAGTGGTTCCATAGAATCACCTTGGCATCTTAGTGCAAAAAGTTCATCTTTTTTCGGTTCTTCTTCAAATAATTCATGAGTGTAGCCCTCAATGTTCTGTTCGGCCAAGATAGGTTTACCGCATGCGATTGTTCCTATAATAGGAACTCGAACGTAATGCATCCCTGATGTGTCGATAGAATTGGAGGGAGTAGGTTCTGAATCTAGTTCAAAAGAATATCTTGGATCTATATCACTTTTTTTAACATTTAATGCTAAAGCGAGTTTTTCCAAGTTTCCAGCATTAGGAGTGGATTTTTCTCGAAGATAACCGGATAACGTTGTAAGAGGTATACCAGCTTTTCTGGCTAATTCAGATTGTGTCATTCCATGCATATATTCTTTTAAATTAGCAGATATTAACTTTCGAGCGGCTTGTTCGAAAGCTGATAATTTATTTCTCGGCATTATTTAGCCTCCTTACCGTCCGAGAGGGCGGTTTTTATTTTGCAACATATTTCAAAAGCTCTTCACGAACTTCGTCAAAATTGTTAATGCCTAGACCAACGGCAATATTTACGTAATTTGCTTCATCTGGTTCATTACCTAATGCTACATATTGTTTGATTTTTTCGTGAACCATGAAATTATTAGCTCCATGTTCACTGCAAGAATGGGCTGAACCAATATATTTATAATTTCCCACAATTGAGGGATCATTCTTTGCGTGTCCAATTTCGTGTAAGATGACCTTTTCTGTCTCTTCATCAGATAGTCCTTCTTTAACCATTAAGAGGTCAGGAAAACTAGCGGGAGTTCTAACAATGCATCCCTTTTCGTGGGAAGGACCATATTGAAGATGCAAATTGTATTTTTTAAGCAAGTATATTAAGTGACTATCCATAATACTCACCTTGAATTATTTATTAAGAAGGGCGTTTAAATATTGCCTAATAAGTTCACGGTCATGGTCATCTAGTGGCTTGCCATCGTAAGAGTGGGCATTGTCTAGCATTTCATCTAAATCAGCTTCTGTTACTGTAGGCTTGTCAGGGATGCTTGGGTCGTCAGTTCTACCTAAAAGATAATCGGTAGTAGTGTCAAATAAATTGGCTACTTTCTCAACCTTATCAATTGATGGATTACTCTTTTTCCAAGTAGAAATAATTCCATTTGAAAAGCCTAATTTTCGTTCTAATTCTGCTAGACTCATTTTTTTAAGCGCCGTTAAATCCGTGATACGACTATAAAGCACCGACATTTTTAGATTACCTCCGAAAATATTTTATAAAATTATATTGACGCCGAATATTATCGGTGCTATATTATAAATGTGCTTGAGATAAGCACAGAAAAAAAGCTATTTTTTGCACCGAGTATTTGATAATAACGGGTTATTTAGTACGCTCTTATAATAGAATATTTTCGGCATTAATGCAACAGGAATAGTTTATTTTCTAAGAAAATATTTTATTGTGAGGTGAAAGCGAATGTCATTATATACGGCTATCAAAGAGGTAGCACATAAAAATGGAAAATCTATTTATCAAATTGAACGTGATTTGAATTTATCAAATGGATTAATCAGCAAGTGGAACAAAAACATGCCGAGAGCAGATTACTTACAAGATGTAGCTGATTACCTAGGTACAACTACACAATACTTGTTCTATCTGTCACGTAAAGATAAATAAGCAGGAAGGAGTGTTCGATATGGATGAAACAATGATTGAAATTAATGCCGTGATTGATCAATTAGCATCTAAATTAATTCAAAAAGATGAATTTGATTACGACATTAAAGATGCACTTATTTCAATGCTAGAAGCAAAGGAAAATTATTCACTAGCATTAAAAAAAGCCAAAACTAGAAAATAATCTAGTTTTGACTAGTCAAGATTAATGATTAGATGATTTCACCTGGCTTAAAACACGCTTATACATTCTAAAATACTCAGTTACCGCAGACAACGAAGTATTAGAAGTATTTTTCTTTTGAGCACTTGCTACAGCCAAGGCAACAGCTATATCATGAGCGATTTGTTCATCTGTCATAAAATTCACCTCCATTTACAGGATGAATTAATTATATCTCATAGAAAGGAATGCTTATTATGGTAAATAATCTTCAATTATTTAAGTTTGAAGGGAAAGAAGTTAGAACTTTAGAAGTTAATGGTACACCTTGGTTCGTAGGAAAAGATTTGACCAATATATTGGGATATAAAAATGGATCAAGAGATATTAATTCTCACGTTGATGAAGAAGATAAGCTGAGGTACCAAATCAGTACCGCAGGTCAAATGAGAGAGCAAATTCTTGTTAACGAATCAGGAATGTTTAGCTTAATTCTTTCAAGTCAATTACCCAGCGCTAAGAAGTTTAAGCACTGGGTAACAAGCGAGGTGCTTCCAGCTATTCGAAAGACTGGATCATATCAATTACCGCAAACACCAGAAGAACGTTTGAAACTAGCAATGGAAGCTACCATTCATTTGGACGAGCGAATGACTAACGTAGAAAAAGATGTTGATTTTATTAAAAATACGTCTGAAATTGACTCAAACCAACGATTTAAACTGCGAAAAGCAAGAGATAGAAAATCGGTAGAAGTTTGCGGCGGTAAGAAGAGTAATTTTTACAAAAATAAAAATAAAAGACGCAAAGTTTTTCGTCAGTTAGAGCATGATTTCAAAGACTCGTTTGTAATTTCAAGATATGAGGATTTATCAAAGAAAGACTTTGATCGAGCAATTAATTTTATTAGTAATTGGTATCCATCATATCCGCTACAACAGGATATTCAACAAATGAATGCACAGACTGATTTAGGTCTATAAGCGATGTAAGAATTGGAGAAATAATGATGAACTACGAAAATGTTAAAGATGCACTTAAAGAATTAGTTGCTTTGAATAACCCTGGTACAACCTTTGGCAAAGTTTCAACAATTATTGATTCAGGGGTAAAGACTGGAGAACGAAAGTTTGAAGTAAAGGATCTTCAAGAATCTAATTATGAATTGTTGGCTAATGTATGTGACTTACTTGGTTTGAGTGACATTTATCTTGATGAGGAGGAAGAGTAAATGAAAAGATACACAGTGACATCTAAGCCTATTGAAGCAACTGAAACGCTTAAACAAATTCCAATAGCTAAAGAAATCATTGCTGTTTTAAGAAGCCATGATCTTAATTATGAAGATGCAAAAAAAGCACTTGATTGTGCAAACCAAGTACTTTTGAATTATTTGCTTGACAAAAAGATTTAGTTGTTATTAAGCCAATCTTTTACGTTTTGTCCAGCATTTTTAGTTTTCTCTTGTTCTTTTTGATACTCAGCATATTGTTCAGCATTAGCACCGACTACATAGCTTGTTTCGTAGTCAGCTGGTTCACCTGAATTTACTAATTTAGTACCTACATGAAGAAGCTTCCAACCCTTTTGCAAATACTTATTAGCACGTTCATTTGAATAAATGTCATCAAATTCAAGAGTAAAAACAATGTCTTTCACGAGTAAATCATCTCCTTATTTTCAGATCATCAATGGGCAACTAAAAATATTATAACACAGTATATTGTGGGAACATAAGTGCGAGGCACAAAATATGTGGAACAAAATTGAAAAAATCTTAAAAGAAAAACATATGTCAATATATCGTTTAGCTAAGGAAAGCGGAGTTAACGAGAACACATTACGCAATTATAAAAAGAATTATTCGAATCCTGACGGTGTTGATCCGAGTTTTAAAAATGTATGCAAAATTGCTGATGCTTTGAATGTTTCTCTTGATGATTTAAGAGACAAAGAAAAGTAACCGACAAAGGTCAGCAATACTTTATTAATAAGTTTTTGAGGGATGAGGAAGAGTAAATGGAAGAAAAAGATGACATTTCGATTTTAAACTTAATCGAAAAAAATATAAGCAAAATAAAAGTTTCACATAATTTTCAAGCAAAAAGTTTCTACATTTCTACAATTGAAAAGTTATGTGAAGCGTACGATCAACAGATTAGTGCTGAACTAATTAATTTTCGAGAAGAAAAGCCATCGGTTAGGAAACCAATGACTAAAGAACAGTATGATGAATTCTTTAAAAATGCTGGGATTTTACCCAATCAAGAATTTTTGGACAAAAAGGAAAGTAAAGAATGATTGAACTAGCTGTAGTAGCAATGTGGGTATTTGGATTAATAATTGTAACTTTGATGAGTTATGAAAAAACAAAAAACACCACATTGAATGTAGTGTCAGTAATCTTAATTCTCATAATTACAACAATTATTGTTGCTTCTTTAAGTCATAGTTAAATGCTTTCAAGGTAGCAAGAACAGATTCATTAGCTGTATCAAAATCGTTTTGATCAGCCCCATATTCACCAGCTTTAGCGATTTTTGACAAAGTATCGTTAACTAATTTTTTCTCTTCTGAATTACAAATTGGTAATACTTGACCAGCTGATTTTTGCGCTTGTCTTAGATTGTTTATGTCACCAAATTGGTTAAGGCAAGAAGCTAAATCGCCTAGAAAATTAGAAATTAAATTATTTTTGAAATCTTGCATAGCTTGATTTCTCTTAAGTTTTTCATTTTCTTGCGCAAACTTTTGCTTGGTCAATTCTAATTCTTTAACAGTTTTGTTATTGCTTCGATTATTCAGAAAAGTAACAACAGAGGCTACTACAGCAACAATGATGCTACCAATTTGACTAATTAATGCCCAGTTCATTTAACTATGTACTCCTTATTAATTCTATTGAAATTATAGCAGAAAACGAGATGAGTAGGGATGGAAGAAAAGAAAATTAGCATAGATAAAGAAATACTAAAAACGATAGAACATACTGCTAACATTGCTGCAATGACTGGTAGCAGGAAGAATTATGGAATTTATATTAGTACAATTTCAAGCTTATCAAATGTACTTACTGTTTTAGGTAATTTAGAAAAAGAGCCGCCGAATAAAATTAAAGTTTATGGTAGCGGTCAAATAGCAGCTGAAATTGAAGATAAATAAATCACAATCGGAGGTAATAAAAGAGGTATCCAGATATGAATTTATCAGAAGAAGATATTAAACGAATTGCTAATGAAGTATATGAACTTCAAAAGCGAGATAAACAATTTACTGTCAAAAAACCAGTATATAGCAAAGAATGGATCAAGTTGAGCAAAGAGATTGATGCTTGGTGCCATGAAAATAAAGATGGTTATGGTGCTGGATATCAAACGTTGCACGATCAAATTTATGGAGCAATTAGATTCGTCACTGGTTGTAGTTGGATTAAAAGTTTAACTAAATATGATATACCGCCGGCTAGATTTATCTTTGAGCAAATGACATCTGAATTTAAGAAAAATAGAGGTAAATAAAAATGGACGAAGAATTTATCAATGCATTACGTGATTACACATTAAAAGTAATGAAAAAAGAACAGTCTCCAGAATTAGTTAGCAAGTTAGTTGCTGAACTTATGGAGTTGCAAAGGTAGGTGAGCAGAGATGTCTATAAAAGGTGCAATAAAAGATGTGTCTAAAATGGACGATATTTTAGCGCCTAAGGAAGTTGAAAAGAAGTATAGCTGGTCATACTCAACGTGGCGAAGAAGACGCGAGGAGTGCTTAGTTTCTCCATATAAAGATGCAATTGTAATGGAGAGCCAACGAAGATGTCATGTTAAGGCTAAGAGGTTTGAAGAGTTTCTAGATTGGAAGTCACAACAAATCTATGATGAGCAGTTTGGGTTAGTTTAGGAGTTTAAAAATGTATAAAACAGATATTTTAATTTCAAAATGGTTTAACAAGAAGGTCAATGATTTCTTCGAAACAAATTTGAGTACAAGAGAAAGTGATATCTTCATGTTCACTGGAATCTTTTCAGCATTAGTAATTTTCGTGATTCTCTTCTATTGCGTAATCATGCCGAACATATAGGAGGGATGAAATGCTTAGTATTAAAACGATGCATAAGTTAGTTTTAAACTCTAATGTTTATCAACTAAAACAACCAATTCAAAAAGATAGATATACAGTGCTATTTGAAAAAGAGCTAGAAAAAAGCCCATCGCTAACGGTAATTAGTGATGGACTGTTAAAAAATAAAAACCATATTGATTATAGCATGTGCACTATCAGGCGGTGAACAAGATGGTACGGATTAAAAAGGTCTACGACAAGAATTATACCGTTATTGGAAATACTTCTATAAATGATAGCGGGTTGTATTTAGCAGATAAGGGAATGCTTGAATATTTGTGGTCAAAGCCTGACGATTGGGATTTCTATGCAAGAGAAGTAGCAAAGCATCAGAAGGACGGAATAGATGGAGTAAATTCTGCATTACGTCACTTAGAAGAAAATGGTTATTTATGTAGAGGTCGAGTTAGAAATGAAAAAGGACAGCTTAAAGGAAGCAAGTGGCTTTTATCAGAAACTCCAAAAAAAGAATGGAGTGAATATTATCAAAAGAAATGCGAAAAAAGAAAGAAAAAGCCTAAAGTGGAAAAACCAATACAGGCTAAGCCTAAACAGGCTGAACCTAAACAGGAAAATCCAGGACTACTAAATACTAACCAAACTAAATACTCACCTAACAAAATAAAGAACTTTACTAAATCTCTCTCTAAAGAAGAGAGGGAGAGAGATAAAAATCTAATTGATATATTAATCAATCATTTAAATAATACTGCTGAATTGTGGCACAGAGAACCAATTATTTTTTCTGAGAATGAATACAGTAGGTTAATTAAAGCAGTACATGGTAAAGATCCAAGATTATTAAAAGAAATTGCTGAGAAAACAGTAGTTAACAGTGAACAATATCCGCAAGGCTATTTGCTGAACTGTATCAAGAATTTACCAGATGTGAAAGAAGAGAGTGCATGATGGATAAATACATTTATAGCAAATCATGGTATGGACGTCGAATAGTTGTTAAACAGTTAGCGTATGAGGATATAGGTCCATACTTTGCAGGATACATCGAATTAAAGAAAGATGATCCTAAGGATTGGTTGAGACATGCTGGAGTGGGAGATCAGGATTATTTTTATGGAGTTGATCCTTTTACTTCGTTTCCAGGATGCCCTACATTTGCTGGATATCTATTAGATGATGAACATCATATCTACGTTGGCTTTGATACGCAAGAATTTGCAGCTGCATACAACAGGGATGATTGCATTGAAATTTTAAAAGAGGTAGCCAAAAAATTAGCATCCCACAATAAATAGAAATTAAGAAAGGCAAGAAGAAAAAATGGGAAGATACAATTTTAAAAACTATGAGTACAGCAAAAAAGATAATTTAAACAGTAATTTGGATATTAATAAGCTTTCTAAGGAACTAGTTAACAGGCCATTAAACTCATCATATCGAAAGAATGATTCTTACAAAGTGGGAGTTGTCTTATATTTTATGAGTGGCCAAACATATAAGACACCAGAATTTACAGTTGACGATATTTATGATGCACTGCAACAAAATAAACGCTGGCTTGATCAAGAAAATGGCGGAGCAATTAATCTAGGCTATGTTGTAAGATACAGTCCTTATAAGTTTTATGAAAGGTCAGAACATGGTAGAGCTTAAGTTTGCATGGAGAAAAGAAAAGCGTGAGAGCTTACCTAAAGAAGATCAGGAAGATCTTAGTTTAGATCATCAGAAAAGGCATATTGATTTTCTTAAAAGACTTGACCAAATTATCAAAGTGGAAAAGAAAAATGGTTCTTTAGTAAATGTACCAGATAGTAATAAAGATTTAGTTAAAATCCAGCGTGAAAATAATGTGTTTTTTGACGATAAAAGGGAAAGTAGCCTTGATCCAGAAAAGCTAGATGCCATTATAGACTGTATCACTAAAGGCTTTTCACTCACTGATACAACTCATTTAGCGCATTGTAGCGCGACAACTGTTAAGCATGCTATGTGCAATGCTGGGCTGTCTCTTAGACCTCCATTTAGATATCGGCTTAAAGCTATCCAAAAGGGAAAAATTGACTTTTATGCAAGAAACACTAGGCAATTAAGCAATTATACTGATCTAAGCTTTCACAAGTTGAAAAACAAAGAGCTATTGAAGCTAAAAGGATATCGTTTAAGCAAAATTCATAAGCTTTGGTATCAAATTCCAAATAATGTTTTTTATTCAGCAAATAATTCAGAGACTATTTATTTGAAAAGAGGCATTAATAGCTTTGAAAATAAAGAATTTATAGTTCAAAAAGAGGCGGAATAACATTGTTAAATAAAGAATAAATTTCACGAATTCAATATTACATGGATAGTTTGACTATTAGGAATGATGACGTGATTAGAGAAGCAGTTGAGGATAAGCAATGGAAGTTATAGATAAGCGCAAGGAAAAGAAAGATGAAGGATGGAAAAAAGGAGATGTGATTTATTTTGAAAGTTACGATCAAAACATTAAAGACTTTGGAATGATTGTACAAGAACCTATTTCTGGTAAATATTCAGTTGTATCACTAGATGGAGTTCCTGGCGTACTCTCTGGAGATGGATATTTTAGCGATCAGGCAAATATTCAATACAAAGAAATTAACAGAATGATTGAATCATTTAAGGATTTATGGGATTGCGTTGAAAAAGTAAATGCTCATTTAGTTGTGGAGGACTAATTATGAAAATTGTAGACAAGACAAAAGATAAGAAAGAAGAGCAATGGCAATTAGGCGATGTATTAAAAGACAAAGATGGATATAAAGCTTTAATTGTTCAGAATGATAATAAGAAATATTGCTTAATGGATATTGATACGTGCAATACTTCTAATGAGACATATAGTACTAACGATATAGATGTTTACGGGAATCCTTGTTCTAGCGTGGAGGAACTTTATTCTAATTATTATGCTAAATGGCATAAAGTACCTTCGACACTTATTTTAGGAGAATAAATGATGGCTATAAAAGATAAATGTCCGTACTGCCATGGATTTAAAAGAATTAGAAATCAATTAGTACCTGATTATGCTAGATCAATAATTCAAATAGAAAACAAAAATGAATTATGGTCATTTTTTATCACAAATAAATGTGAACATAGAACAATGCAATATATCTCTTATTGTCCTATGTGTGGAAGGAAGTTATTAAATGACTAGGAAACAGCAATACTGTCCATATTGCCATCATGAAACGGGAAAAAAGCATAATGTTCTGCTGAATTACACTTTTTTAACTAGTGATGATGATTTTATTGAAGCAACAGTAGATATCAATGCGGATAAATCTATGTTGCTCATTGTAGGTGATTATTACGGAGATGATACTGATGAAATTAAGATCAAGTATTGCCCTATCTGTGGGAGAGAACTATGAAAGTTAGAGTTTCGTGGGATTCGCCAGATTATTATCAACCTCTAGAAGATACTTATGAAGATATTGAAGTAGATGATAATGCTACTGAAGAAGAGATTGAAAGGGCAGTAAAAGAAACAGCATTTGAACATTTTGAATATAGCTATAAAATTTTACCTGCAAAAAGCAATCCGGACAAAAAAACGTTTAAAGATTTAATTGATAGCTGGCGCAAGGATATTAAGAGGAGACAAAATTTATGAAGCGATTCAAAATACCAGAGACTGGGGACAATGTAATTTTAAAAAGCAAAAAGACAGCTGATTATAAAGAAGTCAAAATAGTGGAAGTTGAAGAATACAGTAGTGAATATTTTTGAGGACAAGTAGAATGTCAGATTGGATTTTCGCAGCAGCATTTTTGATTTTGCTAGCAATAATAATTTTAGTAGTGGGTAATTTGTAAAAGGAGATTAAAAATGAAAGACATTACTATAGATCAATTTCAAGATGAAAAATTGAAGCATGAATTAAAGAATAGTTTAGATAAACTTCTTATTGGTAAAAAAATTAAGCATATTAAGTCAATTTCCTATGAGGGTTCAAATATTATTACAACTGAGCCAAATTATTTTGATATCAGTATTAGAATTCAAGGGTACTTTGAAGAAAAAGAAACAGTAATAAAACTGGGAGAATTAAAATTAAGCCAATCTTTATTGGACAAAATTAATCAAGATAAAGAAAAACATGGATATAAAGAAATTAAAACCATGATTACTGATGCCTTAGATAACTATTACGAGGGATGCTAAATGAAAATTAAATCAATTATATGCTGTCGCAGGTTTGAAAAAGATCCAGAGACAATTGCATATAGTCCGGCTAATGTAGATGAAGTAGCGAATTTGATACAAACACAGAAGAATAATAATGAAATGCTTGTTTGCTTACCTGTTTTTGTGACAAGTGCATATGTACTTTATGACTTGGATTCCAATATAACTTACGGTTCAAATTCTTATATAGTAAATACTAAGCCAGCTGGTTTCAGCAAGTTTTATATTCCAGTGAAAGATGTGACCTTAGTCCAGGAGGCAGACATTGACTTGGACCATCATTAACTCAATTATGTCAGCAATTCTAATACCAACAGTTATTTACAATAGTTATGTTCATAAAAAGACACAAAGAATGCTAAATGATGCAGAATTAGAAGTGAAAAAATATCTAACTGAAGTAGAAAAATCGTTTGAAAAACAGGATAAAATTAATGATGAGCAAGCTAAGTTTAATGAGGCAGCAACAACTAATTTCATGCGCCATGAAGATGCATTGAGAATTATTGTAAATCATATTAAAAATGCTGAATAGATAAGTTAAATTTGAGGAGTGGGAATGTGAGTTTATTATTTAGAGAATTAGATTGCGATAAGACATGCGATAGAGTTGATGAATTTTTAACCGATGACTTAGAGAAATTAATTCTAATGTCTGGTCGTAATCTTACTGACTTACGTTCTCCTAGTTTATCGTTAGGACCTGGCCATGCTAATGGGACTAATCATGCTGAAGCTAGCATAATTCGTGGACTTGATGCAGAAGCTGAAATAAGAGCGATCCATCACACCATTTATCATTTACCCGAAATGTCAAAGATAATAATGCGCGATCTTTATATCTATCAGATGGAGAGTTGGCAAGTAGCCGATGCAATTAGATATGGTCACACTCAATACAATACGTTAAGGCGACGAGCACAATTATTTTTTGCTGATAGTTTTGATCACTGGCAAAGGTATATGAATTGTGAACCAATCATTGATTTACATCGATATAAAAAAGACTGGAATCATACCGGTAATTTAGCGGAATAATAGTGATGGTTGAACGGCCGGAATAAAAGCTATAGTAGTATTGTGAGTTAATTCGAAATGAGAGCAATGCTCACACCACTCCTTAAATACAAATATGTAAGGCTAGTAACGGTTCGACTCCGTTACTGGTTATAGGATATCGCTAAGCTTTTATTATTTATTTTTTGTCAATATTTAGTTTGCACGATAGTTAGGTCTTATCCGAGACTGACGGTCAGTCTCATCCGCTTAACGATATCTACTTGAAGAGTTCACTCATGGAAACGGTGAATTCTTTTATTATGCTCTTGAGTTGTGGAGGTAATAGCATGCCAAGAGTTAGACGTTGCAAGTATCAAGGCTGTCATGCCTTTGCTATGATGCCTAATTACTATTGTGCTAAGCACATTAAGTATGAAGCAGAGTATAGAGCAGAACGCGAGAAGTATCGTAAACGTCAATCATCACGAGCTACTACTTGGCACTACAATCATGTCACTCGCTATCGCAACTCTGTTAAGTCAGAGCAAAATAAGTTCTACCATTCTCGTGAGTGGCAGTCGCTTCGTGCTCTCGTTCTTCAACGCGACTTCAATCTGTGCAAATACTGTCGAATAAATCCTGGAAACATTGTCGATCACATTGTTCCTATTGAATGGGATCTAAGCAAGATGAAGAATATAGATAATCTAGTAACGTGTTGTAGGGACTGTCACGCCAAGAAGACACACTGGGAACAAAATTATTATGGAACTGGTCTTCACAATTCCCTAAAAGACGTACCAGCCATTACGGATATCGAATTAATTAATAAATTGATGAATACACGAGATGGCAAATAACTGCGATTTAAGACGATTTGATTTTTGATGGGCAATTATCCTCGATTGAATTTTAAATTAATTTTATCCCCCGCCTAGTAGCGAGAATGGAAGAGCCGCACCATAGCCGTCATCTTGCGTGAAATATTAAATTTTGAAACTTTTTGAAAGCGGGGTGAAACCTAATGAACGTTGACTTAACTAAACCAAAAGTTCCAACGCAAGCGCCGAAATGGCTGGGAACTTACGGCAAATATTTGTGGCCCAAATTGACCGCATATTTGAATAAAAGCAATAAGATTATTCGTGCAGACGAGTATTTAATTCAGCAATATTGTTCTGCATATGATATTTACAGACAGGCTTATGAAGATTTACAAAAAAATGGCATTCAGCAAAAGGTTTATAAAACTTCTCTCTCTCCTGTAGATGGTTCAGTGGTCAGTCGTGATTTTCAGGGTTTCAAGAAAAATCCTGCTTACAATATGATGTCTGATTCTTTAGGAAGACTTAATACAATTGGTAAACAACTGGGCCTAAGTCCACAAGCTAGAAATAAGCTTATGGAACTTTCAGGGCCAGACACAGAAAAGAAATCAGTTGCTGAATCAATGAAGGAGTTCTTTAAATCATGAAAATTGATCTAACACAAACTCATGACGTAATCGGTGCTTTTAAAAGCATTGATTGGTCAGATATTAAATCAAAATATACTGATCCCGCAACTTTATACGCTTTTTCTGTTTTAAATGGCACAAAAATAGCTGGATATAGGATAAAACTTGCATGCTTTCGGCATTTAATGGATCTCAAAAGACAAGGACAACCAGATTTTCCTTATCACTATGATGTAGAAGAAGCTAATAGACTTCTAACTTTCGCTAAAATTTGTCCTAATGTTGATACTGGAGAGCCAACTAAGTTAATGGAATGGCAAGAGTTCACTTTTGCTCTTATGTTTGGCTGGCGTGATGAGGATAGCAACAAACGATTTACTCGTGTAATAGACTCTGTATCGCGTGGTCAAGGTAAGACGTATCAAATGGCTATCTTAGTTTGCTACTCATTTCTAATTGAAAGCATTGGGTTATCAAATCAAGATTATTTAGTGGCTTCTATTAACTTCAAACAAACTATGAAGTTATTTGGCTATGTCGCTTCAATGATGAGAAAAATTATTCAAAGTGAACCTTTTAAAAGCTACGCAAGTGAAGTAAATCTTTATATTCAGTCAGACCAAATTATTATGAAGAAAAATAATAATGTTTTACGTGCCATTAGTCTTGAAGCTGGACAATATGACTCTTATCACTTTAGAACAGCTATATTTGATGAAATCGGAGAAGTTAAATCACGGGAAACTGTGAGCAAGATCATTTCTGGCCAGGTTAAAGTTCCAAATCATCAATTTATCCAAATTTCTACTTCTTATCCTGATCCCACAGTTCCATTCCATCAAGATCAAAAAATGGTTATTCAAGCAATGGAGCAGGATTGGAAAAGGGATGCAGATAGCTATCTAGGATTAATTTGGTCACAAGATAGCTTAGATGAAACTTACAAGCCTGAAACATGGGTTAAGTCCAATCCCCTCTTAGATTTACCGGATCAACACGACGGCTTGATGAAAGGCTTAAAAGACAAGCGTGATAGCGATTTGCTAACTGGTAATATTTCAGACTTTCAAACTAAAAACCTCAATTTATGGCTAAAACAATCAACTGATAGCTATTTAAATTTAAGAGACGTTGAGGACGCTGTAGATAATGATTTTAAGATTGATGGTCGAGAAGTATTTATCGGCTTTGACTACTCTATGTTTTCAGATAACACAGCACTAGGTTTTGTTTATCCTTATGGAGATAGAAAATTCCATTTAGAACAGCATAGTTTTATCCCTTGGCAACATGCAGGATCAATTGAAGCTAAAGAAAAGCAAGATGGACTTGCCTACCGTAATTATCCTGAATATTGCACGATTACAGCACATCAACAAGGCATTATTAATCCAGAACAGATTTATAGATGGTTGCTAAGCTATGTTGAAGAACACCAATTGAAAGTTAAATTCTTTGGCTATGACCGCTTTGGATCATATCAAGTCAAGAACATAACAGAATCTCTTAATGTAAATACCGACTGGTACATTATGGACATTCAGCAAAGAACGTCAGCTCTTGCAAATCCTACTAAGTTTTTACAGGAACTTTTTGTTACTCATAAAGTATCTATTCCTAATGATCCAATCATGCAAAATGCTTTACTTAATGCGATAGTTAAGGCTGATAAAATTGGTATTCAAATTGACAAGGATAAAGCCACTTTAAAGATTGATGTTGTCGATGCTTTAATTGATGCACTATTTCAAGGAATGTACTACTTCGATGAAAATGCTGATTTAAATAATAAAGACACTGAAATTGATAGAATGACAGAACAACAAGTCCTTGATTGGTTTAAGAATCCTAAGTCAGGACTACTAGGAGGTGAGACCACTGATAACTAAGTTAAAAGAACAGCTATGGAAATACATTGATGTGATTTTCTATTTTGCAGGACTTATAGCAATTACTTTTGGTGCTTTCAAAATTAATGAACCATTGGGTTACATCGTTGGCGGTGTAGCCCTTTTAATTTCTGGTTATTTAGTAGAACTTATCGCATCTGGCGGTGAGAAAGGAGGTGGTAATTAATGCCTCTGCTTAAACTAAATAGATCTCACTCTCAGGGGTTTTCTTTAAATGATCCTGATTGGGTAACTTTTCTAACAGGCGGAGAAGCACAGAAATATGTTTCTGCTGATACCGCATTAAAGAACTCTGATATTTTTTCTCTGATTATGCAACTATCAGGAGATTTAGCAATGGTTCGTTATACTGCTGATTCTGATAGATCTCAATCAATTATTAGCAATCCGAGCGTAACCACTAATGGCTATAGCTTTTGGCAAGGAATGTTTGCCCAGTTATTGCTAGATGGGAATTGTTACGCATATAGGCATAAAAATGCTAATGGAGTTGATTTATCTTGGGAGTATTTAAGACCCTCACAAGTTCAACCAATGCTATTACAAGACGGTTCAGGATTAATCTACAACATTAATTTTGATGAACCAGCAATTGGGTATATGGAAAATGTACCGACTTCCGATGTCATTCATATTAGGTTATTGTCAAAGAATGGCGGTAAAACTGGCGTATCTCCACTTTCTGCACTAATAAATGAGCAGCAAATCAAAGACGCTTCTAATGCCTTAACTTTAAAAGCATTAAAGCAGTCTGTTACTGCTAGTGCAGTATTAAGTATTCAACATGGTGGTTTACTTGACGCTAAGACAAGAATTGCAAGATCAAAGGAAATTTCAAAACAGATTCATGAGTCAGATGGTCCAGTAGTAATTGATGCGCTTGAAGAGTACAAACCGTTAGAAATGAAAGGCAATATTGCAAGTCTTCTAAATCAAGTTGATTGGACTAGAGATCAAATTGCAAAGGTTTATGGTGTACCCGACAGTTATTTAAACGGTCAAGGCGACCAGCAATCTTCTATTACTCAAATTGGTGGTCAATATGCTAAATCATTAAATCGTTATGTACAAGCAATTATCAGCGAGTTAAATGATAAATTGCATGCTAATATTTCAGCCGATATTCGCTTTGCTATTGACGCAATGGGAGACCAATATGCAAGTACTATTTCAGGCTTAGCCAAAGATGGCACAATTGCTGGTAATCAGGCTCGATTTATTTTACAAAATTCTGGCTATCTCCCTAGCGATTTGCCTGATCCAGAAAAGAAACCACAACAAGCAATTCAATTAATTCAGCAACAAGAGGGAGGTGATGACGATGGTAACAATTCAGATGAACGGGGAAGTAATTCCGAGTGATTATGCTGACGTCTATGATTATTTAGGCTATGAAAGCATTAATCCTAAGACTGTTAAGCAGGCTTTGAATGACGCAGATGGATCAGACGTAACGCTTGAGATTAACTCTCCTGGTGGTTATGTGGACGCAGGAAGCGAAATCTATACAGCACTTAAAGAGTATCAGGGCAATATTACAGCTAAGATTACTGGTCAAGCTTGTTCTGCTGCTTCATGGATTGCCCTTGCAGCAGATAAGGTTGAAATGTCGCCAACTGCTCAAATGATGATCCATAGAGCTTCTACAATTTCAATGGGTAATAGCGATGACTTATCTAGTGCGTTAAATGCTTTGGATTCACTTGATAAGTCGTTTGTTGATCTATATAGTCAACGCACTGGCTTAGACAAGCAAGAAGTTTACAGATTAATGTGTAATACTACTTGGATGAATGCTAAACAAGCAGTAGATAAAGGATTTGCAGACGAAATTATGTTTCAAGATAGTAAACAGCCTGCATTAGTAAATGCAGATGGTTCTCTATCAGTTAAACCAGATATGATTAATAAGATTAAGAACTTACTTCATAACCAATCGACCGAGAATGTCGTTAAACCTCTACCAAAAGAAAATAAAAAGAATGATGGCCAACTTCAAAAGAAGCTGGTTATTTTATTTGGAAAGGAAAATTAAGATTAATGAATATCAATCAATTAAAAGACGCGTTTGATATGGCTGGTCAAAAAGTACAAGACTTAGAAGATAAACGCGCACAAATTGTTGTTGATCTTGGTAAAGATGAATCTTCTCACTCTGTAGATGAAGTTACCAAGTTAAATGAAAGTTTAAAGAATGCCAAGATGAATCAAGAATTAGCTAAAGCAGCTTATGAAGACGCTAGAGCTGATTTGAATGCTGAACCAATTAATAAGAAACCATTACCAGTTAAACAAGACGGTAAAGCTGATATTAAGGCTATTAAGAACCAATTTGTTTCTGATTTTAAGAACTTGGTAACTTCTGGAACTACTGGTGCTGGAAATGCAGGTTTAACTATTCCAGAAGATATTCAATTACAAATTAGAACTTTAACACGTTCATTTGTATCTCTTGAAAGCTTAGTTAATGTTGAAAATGTTTCTACTTCTCATGGCTCACGAGTTTACGAAAAGTTGAACGATATTACACCATTGAAAGACTTAGATGACGAAACAGCCATTATTGGTAATAATGACGACCCAGAATTAACAGTAATTAAGTACTTAATTCACCGTTACGCTGGAATTACTACTGTAACTAATACTTTATTAAAGGATACTGTAGACAACATCATCCAATGGTTAGTTAACTGGGTAGCTAGAAAAGATGTTATTACTCGTAATGCTAAGATTCTCGAAGTCATGGGGAAAGCTCCTAAAAAGCCAACTATTTCTAAGTTTGATGATATTAAGGACTTAGAAAACAACACTCTTGATCCAGCAATTGAAGCAAGCTCAAGTTTTATCACTAACCAATCTGGGTATAACATTTTAAGTAAATTAAAAGATGCAGAAGGTCGCTACTTAATGCAACCAGATGTAACTAATCCAGATAAGTACATGATTGATGGTAAACCTGTAGTTCGTATTGCTGATAAGTGGTTACCAGATGTATCAGGTTCACACCCTCTATACTTCGGAGACTTAAAGCAAGGCATTACTTTATTTGACCGTCAACAAATGCAAATTGACACTACTAATACTGGCGCTGGTTCATTTGAAAGCGACAGTACTAAGCTTCGTTTCATTGACCGATTCGATGTTGAATTAATTGATGATGGAGCTTTTGCAGCTGCTTCATTTAAGACTGTTGCAGATCAGTCTAAAGGAACGGCTGATACTGATAAGCAAACCTCTCAAAACTAGAGGTGATTCTTAATGACCGCTTATCTTAAGATCACTGATGGCCTTAAGAGGTCATTAGGATATCTTGATGAAGACGATTCTTTAGATGAAGGTTTAAAGAAACGTATGACTGGTGCTTTAATTGCAGCTGAAAGCTATGTTCAGGGTGCAATTGGCACTGACTTAGATGATTTCTATACTTCTGAGGAGAATAAGCCACTGTATACCTTAGTGTGCAATGCTTTAGCAGCTTCTTATGTTCAAAATCCAGTGAGCATTACTTCTGGTGCAGTAGTAACGGTGGATGCTGTAACAAATGCAGTAATTGGCCAGCTTAGAGGGCGTTATGCCAAGGAATTGGAGGATCACGATGGTAAGGATATTGAATCCGAGCAGACAAAATCAGAAGATTGAGTTTGGAAAAGAATCTGATGAACCTGAGTACGACCAAAATGATAATCCAATTCCTTCAATTACAGTCTTATGGACGACTCTAGCAATTCCTTATAGTTTGAACACGACTCAGATCATTCAAGCTCAGGGGCTTAATTTAGCTGACCAGCGAATGTATGCTGTAAGACATCGGTTAGATAGTTTCTGGGATCAAATCTCAAGAGCTAGAGTTAATGGCGAGATGTATGAGGTTGTTCATATAAATCCAGATGAAAAGAACTCTCCCACAAGCTATGATTTAGTGACTGTTAAGAAGGTTGAAGATCATGGCTAAAGATATGGGAGAGTTTTTAGATAGTTGGGTTGATTCCGTTGAGCAGAGCATGAAATTGACACCTGAAGACAAGGCAAGAATTACCGGCGCAGGTGCCGAAGCTTTTAGTCAGGTATTGCATGATCGCACGCCACGAAGCAATGAAATCTATCGAAGAGGGCGCTCTGCTGGTCATGCGAATGCTAAGCATGGTAATTCGCACCGAAAGACTAAGCACCTGCAGGATAGCATTACGTATAAGGCTGGTTATACAGCTGATAAAACTCATACTGGAGATACAGATGTTGGCTTTGAAGGAAAGTACTATGATTTTTTAGCTAAGATTGTAAATAATGGTCAGCACCATATGTCTGAGAAAAGATATGCCAACATGCATTTTTATGATAAAGCCCAACAAGAAGCTAAGAAATCAGTTAAGGAAGCTGAATTAAAGGCATTTAAGGAAGTGATGAACCATGACAGCGATAAATGACGCATATCAAGCTATTTTAAATAAAGTGCCCGGAGTCGATCGCTATTATAAAAAGCGAATAACAGGGAAAATTGATAATACTAAAACTGATTTGCTGATTACTCCAGTTATTGGAAGTTATGCCGGTTATGGCTCAAATATTCCCACTGTAGAAGTTCAAGAAGTAGAAATTCAAGTTTTTATTGGTATAGAAAATAAAACAGCTAATTTAGACACGATCAAGAATTCGATTGTGTCTTTTTTAGTGCCTGAATGGCAAGTAAGCTATGGACCAGATGAAGGAACTGATCCTGAAACAGATGAAACTATGCTTACTTTCCATTTCACACGCAATTATGAAAGGAAGTTAAATTAATGGAATTAAATGGTTTTGCGAGAGCATTAATTGCTCCTGAAGATGATAATGCAAAATTGAAAACTCTTGATGAATTCAAAAAGTATGGTCAATACAAAGCACAAGGTGTTTTTCAAGCTGATTTACAAACTGCTAGAGGTACTACCCAAAGCAATATTACTGGTTTGAACCCAACAGTAACTAAAGTTTATGGTTCTAACACTACTGCTGAAAGTGAAGTTGGTGTTGAGAATATTTCATGTACTTTTGCAGCGAATGATATGCCTTTTGATATTGCCTCTCTTATGCAAGGTTTGTTTAAGGATAAAGAACATGGTGGGTATAAACGTGCGGATAAGCGCTTGTTCAAGGGGGCTTATATTGCAGTTTCTGAAAATCATGGCTTTCCAGTTTACTATGCTTTCCCATACTGTACTTTTACTCCAGGTACGGGTGTAAACATGCAAACTGATGCAGCTAGTCCAGTGACTGTGCATGACACATTTACAGTTACTCCACAAGCTCGTCCAACTGATAATTTACTCTATCAAATCTTTGTTGGTGATCCTGATCGTGATCCAGCTTGGAAAAATGAGGAAGCAATGTTGGCTTATATCATTGATGGTTTCCAACAAACATCAGCCCCAACTCCAGCACCTTCTAAGTAGTTAAAGCAGGGAGGGAGAGGTAGGAACAAATAAAGCAGGTTCGAATCCTGCTTTTTTTATATGAAAGGAAAATAAATAAATGACTCAAATTACTGTAGAAGCAAAAGAATTAGGTTTAAAGCCTATTGAAGTGGATCATAGCTTCAGAATGAAAAGAAAAGCTGGTCAGCTTAATCAAGATATTTCTCAAATTCAATTAGAAAAACAAAGAGGCTTTTCTAGTGCAGTACGAGATCTGAATGTTTTGCAAAAGCTTGATAAGTCTAAAGCAGAAGATGAGCGTACCTTAGAGCGTTTAGAAGACAAGTATGGAACTGGGTTCGGCTCAACTGATCCGGATTACTGGGATATGAGGGTTGAATCAGTTGCTTTAGCAATTTCACCGCAAGTAAATCAGGTCACTCTGACTTCTGAGACTGAACTGAAAATTACGGAAAAATATTTAGCTTTTATTGAGGATTTAGCAGGTATCAATACAAAAGCCAGAAAGCAAAAATTTGAAAACCAAGATTTAAATACTGATGATATTGCTAAAGTTGCGAAAAAGCTTGTGTTTGCAATTTTAGATATTAAAGAAGATTCGGAGGCTTCTGAATCAGATAAGAAAAGTAACTCTTTGGGAGATAAATAAGTTCTGGTCAGAATTTGTTGAAGATATTGATTACACCGAACAAGATGCAATCGTTAATGGTCATGTTTCACCTAATGAAATAGAAGCATTTGACACAGATCGCTGGGCACAAATTATGGAAGCTCAAAGCCGTAAAGATCGCCCAATAGATGCTAGTGAATATGCTTTAAGCCAATTAGCACAAGGAAAAACTAGAAAGGAGGTTAAATAATGGCAGGAAAAATACCAGTTGGAGATTTTAATACACGAATATCATTAGATGGCGAACAGCCAATTCAAACGCTTAAATCTTTAAAAAGTGAGGTATCTTCTGCTACTAGTGCATGGAAAGCACAAGTTGCCGAACTAAAATCAGCTGGAGATCAACTGGGAGCTGCAAAAGCTAAGTATGAAGGACTAGGAGATACTTTAAAGAAGCAACAATCTTTATTGGAGCGTAATAAGTCTGAATTAAATAGCTTAAAAGAGGCGCAAGCTAAAGTTGATACAACGACAGAAAAAGGTCGCAATGAGTACGAAAGATATTCAAAAGAAATTGCTACTGCTGAACGCAATGTTGCTAACGCTACTACTAAAATTGCTAAATTAAGTCAGCAACAAGAAAAGGCTCGTAACTCGCTTGATTACTACAAGTCAGGATTAGCAAGCGCGCAAAGCGAACTTAGAAAAATTACTGAGTCAAGTAATGCTTATGTTGGAAGACTTGAAGCAGAAGGTAAGCATGAAGAGGCCAATAAGGCTAAATTGTCGGGCTTATCACGTGAATACGACAAACTAAATCAAGTTTATAAGATCCAATCTAATGAATTATCTAAGATTGCTTCTGAAGCTGGTAAATCTAGTGAAGCATATAGACGTCAGAAAGTACGTGTAGATGAGACGGCCACAAGTTTAGCTAAGACTAAATCTGAAATGTCAGGTTTATCTTCAGAAATGAAGAAAGCTAATCCATCAATTTTTGATCGTTTTAAATCTAAAATTACTGGAGTTAATGGAGAAGCTAAACAGACTCATTCTTTGTTTAAAAAGATTTTTAGTGCAAATCTTTTAAGTAATGCTGTTTCTTCAGGGTTTAGTTCATTAACTTCTGGACTAAAGTCAACTATTACATCAGGTATGCAGCTTGATGGTGTAATTGGTAAAGTTCGAGCACAGTGGGCTGGATTAGGTAAAAATAAAAATGATACTCAGATCTTAGTAGATCAAATGGGCTACTTGAAGTCTAATACTGCAATGACTGGGGACGAAGTTCATCAGCTACAGTTAAATATGAATCGTTTAACTAATGGTAATTTATCGCATACGTTAGCTTTGTCTAAAAGTATTGCAACCATTGGGGATGCGACTAAGATGACTTCCGGCGAAATGGTTGGTCTATCAAGTGCAATGGCTAGGGCTCTTAGTGGCTCTAAAGTTTCAGCAATGCAATGGCAAAGAATGAGTAAGCAAGCGCCTGGATTAGGTGCGGCTTTGTCTAAAGTGGCTGGAATGTCAGAAGAAGCATTTAGCAAGATGGTCACTTCTGGCAAAATGTCGACTAAACAATTTGAAGAATTAGTTGAAAAAGCCGGCCAAGATGGTGGTAAAGCCTTTGCTAACTTTAAAAAGACCCAAGGTGGTGCTGCAAAATCAATGCAGGACTCTTGGAATTCATTAAAAGCTAAAATGGCACAACCATTATTTGATGTGAAGACATCAGGAATGCAACAATTGGCTGACTTAATGCAGTCAAAGCCAGTACAAGATGGTGCTGAAATGCTTGGTGTAGCAATTCAAAAAGTTGCTAAACTTGGAATGCAAGCATTAGGCTACATTGCCAAGCATAAAGGCGATATTGTAGGTATTGGGTCTGATCTTATGTCCATTACCAAAGATATTGCAATAGATACTTGGAAGACTCTTTCTAAAATAATTGTTGATATTGCTGAAGCCTTTGGTTTAACTAGTAAGAATGCTTTAAAGTCAAAAGACCCTCTGAAACAATTAAGAGTGGTATTAGATAATTTAGCTAAAAATAAAAAAGCGATTCAATGGATTTCTAAGGCAATTATTGCTATTGCAGCCATTAAGACTTTAAAACCAGTTGCAAGTGGATTGTTTTCAATTGCAAGTGGTAGTGTCAAAGCCTATAAAGGCGTTAAAGCACTTCATGATGGTTTTAAAGGACTTGATTCTGTTAAAGATCTCAAAGGGCCAGAAGGGGCACTTGCCAAGATAGGCTCGGGCGTTAAAACAGCATTTTCTAAAATTAGCTCTGGGTTTAAAACGATTGCAAGTGTTGCAAAATCCACAGCTTCAAAAATGTGGTCCTCGTTCAAAGATGTTTTCGCCAAGATAGGCTCGGGCGCTAAAAACGCACTATCTGGTAAATCTTTTGGAGGTGCATTTCAATCTTTAAAATCTGCTGGTGGATTTAGCAACTTAACAACAGCTGGTAAAGTTGCTACTGGTGCAGCAGGTGTGGGCGTTGCTTTAGATGCTGGTTCATCTATCCTATCAGCATTCAAAGATAAGAAAGGATCAATGAAACAGTACCAAGATGCAGGAAAAGGAATAGGTTCTGCAATTGGTGGCGGTATTGGTCTTTTCTTTGGTGGTCCTGCTGGTGCAGCGATCGGTTCTCAGATTGGTAAGATAGCTGGTGGCTGGGGTGGTAAAGCAACCAAAGAATTTCTAAATGGCTGGAAGTCTAAGAAGCCACCTAAGAATTTCTGGTCAATGGAAAACTTAGGCTGGTCCACAAAGGATGCTTTTGGCAAGATGAGCAAGGGCATTGATTCTTGGTGGAAAGGCATTAAAAAGTCTAACCAAAAATCTCAAAAAGAATGGCAAAAAATTGATAAGCTTAGAGAACAAAACCAAAAGAAACAGCAAAAAGCTTGGAATGATTATTGGAAAAAAGTTGGTAAAGGTTTTGAGAAATTTGGTAAGGATTCTAAGAAAAATCTAGATAAAACAGTTAAAAACTCACAGAATTTTGTAAAGAAACTGGGACCTAATATTAAGAAGGGTTACGATACTTTTCTGAAAAATGGTCACAACTTCTTTAAGAAATTTAATTCAAACCTAGGTGATTTCTTCAAATCTATTCCTAAAAATAGATATGTAAAGGCATTTCAAAAGGGAAAACTATTTCAAACTGCTTATAAGGATATTTCTAAGCAAACTAAGAAATGGACTAGAGATTTTAGTAGATCTTGGAATAATCATTGGAAGAATACTCAAAAAGCTGTTTCCCAATGGTCTAAGAACACTAAGAAAAATTATGATAAAGGGACTAAGTCTTTACAAAAAAGCTTTAAATCCTGGTCTAAGAATGCAAAAAAGACATGGGATTCTCATTGGAAAACTTTAAATAAGTCAGTAGGTACTTTCTGGAATAAAGCGAAGAAAAGCAGTGCTGATGGTACTAAGAAATTACTTGAAGAAACCAAAGGATATGCAAAAGAATCAGGCAAAGAATGGCTTAAACATCATAGCTATGTAACTGATATTTCTAATGATTTCCAAAAAAACTTAAAGAAGAATCATGGCAATATGCTAGATGCTTTAAAACAGACTACTGGAGATCAACTACATAAAATAGCCCATAATTTTGCTGATAAATGGGATTCAATTAAGCGTGATACAGCTAAAAAATGGTCAGATATGAAGTCAAATGCTTCAAAGTGGGGAAGTAATATGCATTCCTGGTTTGATGGCTTTAATAGAAAATGGCAAAATGGCTGGTCCAATTTAGGTAAAGGTATTCAGAATATTTTTTCTGATATGTGGAAGTCAATGCAAAAGCTCGGCAAAAATGCCATGAATGGTTTGATCGATATTGTTAATGGTGGTATTGGTGCTGTTAATGATGTCATTTATTTCTTTGGTGGTGGTCACTCTACTGTTAAAAAGTTATCTCATTTTGCAACTGGTACTGGATACTTTGGCTCTCAAAGACGTGCGATTACTGAACCAACATTAGCAATGGTTAATGATGGCAATGATTCACCAGAAACTGGCAATAAGGAAGCTCTTTACCGTCCTACAACTGGAGAATTTGGTATTTTCCAAGGTCGAAATACTACCACAATGCTTTTACCAGGGGATGAAATTCTTAATGCCTCAGATACCAAGAATTTAATGAGTGCAATGGGAGTTGCTCATTTTGCAAACGGCGGTATTGGTGGATTCTTCAGTAATATTGGCAAGAATGTAGGTAATTTCTTTGGTGGTATCGGTTCATGGGCTAAGAACACTATGGACGGTATGAAGAAGTTCTTTGACTTAGCTAAAAAGATTGTCTCTGGTCCACAAAAATACTTGGATGGTATTTTTAAATGGACTGGTGTTAAAGGCTTATCTCGTGGCGCATTTCATACGATGATTACCAAAGGATTTGATAAAGGTAAGAAACAAGTAAGTGCCTTTTGGAAAACTCTTTGGAATATGGTATCCAGTTCTCTTGATGGAGAAGCAGAAGGAGGATTGCTAGGTGCTGTTGAAAAATATGGTAAAGACAAACCTTATGTATGGGGTGCCGAAGGCCCAGATTCATTTGATTGTTCTGGATTGGTTAAGTATGCCTTAGAGAAAGCATTTGGTAAAAGCTTTCCTCACTATTCAGGCGATCAATATTCTGCTTCACGTGGGGTTAAAGATCCACAAATTGGCGACTTAGTATTCTTTGGACCTGGTGGTCGAAACCACGTTGGTGTTTATGCAGGCAACGGTAAAATATGGTCGGCTATGAATCCAAGTTCTGGAATAGGAATGGCCAATGTCTCAGACTTTCACGAGGGAGAAGTAAGCTATCGTCGTGTTCCAGGATTAAAGAACGAGGGCGGAGAAAGCAACGTCAAAGCAAACTCTAATTTGGAAAAATTTATTAAAGGGCTACCTGGAATGGGTGGCTTTTTTAAGTTCATTAGTAAAATTGGAGATTTATTTGGTATTGCAGCTGATGCAAAGGATCCTGCTGGTACAGGAGCTGATCGTTGGGGCGAAGACATTAAAAAGGCTGCTGAAACAATGCATACCTCAGTTACTCCAACAGAAATCAGAAAAATTATCTCTATGATTGCTGGTGAATCTAGAGGCAATCCTAGCGCTGTACAGCCAGGAGCTGATCCAGATGGTGACGGTTCTGGTCCAGCACGAGGATTATTGCAGTACAAAACTAGTACTTTTAATGCATATAAAGTTAAAGGACATGGCAATATTTACCATGGCTGGGATCAATTGCTTGCTTTATTTAATGATTCTAACTGGCGTAATGATATTCACTTTGGAGCAGGTTGGGGACCCACAGGACACAAACGTTATGCAAATGGCGGTCTTGCTAACCAGCCTTCTATTTTTGGCGAAGCTGGCTTAGAAATGGCTATTCCACTATCAGCGGTTAAATCTAGTCGTTCTTATGAATTGCTTGGCAAGACTGCTGCGATTGTTGCCGCTAGAGATAATATTCAACCAACCTCTGCTAATGCTGGTGGTTTAGGCGAAAAATTAGATAAAGTAATTGATCTGCTTACTGCTATTCTTACTGCACCAGCAACGGTTGAAACTAGTATTAATGTAGATAAACAGTCTCTGGGGAATTCAATTACTGAGGTTGTAAATGCAAGAATGCGTTTGAATTCAATTAATAGAAAGAAGGGTATAAGTGTCATACGGTAGATTAATTTATCACAATAAAAGCTCCACTTATTTTGGAGCGCGTGTAGTTTTTCCATTAGTGCAGGCCACAACCAAAAGAAACGTTTCTCTCACTCAAGTTGTGGGTGTAAATGGTTCTTACATTAATGATAATTTGAACTATACAGATATCACGCAACAAATAACTTTTATTGTCGAGCGTCCAATTTTCTATAAAGATTGGTTTACGTGGGGGATGGATTTTGGTGATTGGTTAACATGTAAAGATAAATTTGTTAAGTATGAGCCTTTTTATTTTGATCATTTTAGAGGTTGGCATTGGGAAGCTTATGTAAGCGAAAGTCCTACTGTAACACCACAAAGTAGCAATATTGCTAACGTAACAATGAGCTTAGCCTGCAAGCCGTTTCTAATTGATGATGAATCAATTAAATACCAGCCAGTCTCCACCTTACCTATCTATAATCCAACGCAATATAATTCCTTGCCTTTATTTCATATTGTTGGCAATGGCGATTTTACGATGACTGTTAATGGTTTAGATTATCAGTTTAAAGATACTGATGACGAACTGTTTATAGATAGTGAAAAATGTTTGGTTTATAAGTCACTGACAGAAAGACGGACAAGCAGGGCAATTTTGCCTAATCATGAATATCCGGAATTAATACCAGGTAAAAATAGTATTACATTAAAAGGTAACTATTCTAAGTTTGAATACCAACCAAGATGGGGGCGAGCAATTGTATGATTCCTCGACTTTATGAAACATATATTTCTGACTTTAATACTGAAGGTCTAGGATCACTTAAGGATTTACTTACTATTTCAATTACTAAAAATAGGAATCAGATACCTACTTTAGCAATGACTTATCCGATTAATGCATCTTTAAGCAAAGACATAACTGAGGGCATGGTAATTGTGGCTGATATGGGACTAGAAGATGATGAAAGAAATCAACAATTTAGAATTGTAGACGTATCTAAGAGTATGACTTCAATTTCAATTACTGCTAATCATGTCTGGTCTGATTTATCGAATATTCCTCTCAAAAAGGATATCAGTGAAGCACATGCTGGGCCGAATAGAGCATTTGATTTAATTAGCGATGCTTTGGCATGGCCTGTTTCAGGGTTAGGTTTTGCTAGTGATATTCCTACCGTTGCAAACTTAGGCTGGAACTTTAAAGAGTTAGGTAATGCTAATGCTGCTATTTTTGGAGCTGACCAAGCTGGGGATCAAACCACTAACACAATGGAAGCTTTATACAATGGAGAATTTAGATTCAATAATTATTACCTAACTATGCTGAAACATGCTGGTCAAGATAATGGGGTAGTGATTAAATACGGGCGAAATATGCAGTCCATTACTAGGGATGAGACCACTAGTGGAACATATAATGCGATTATGCCGTATGTAACCTATTCTCCCGAAGAACAACCACAGCCAGACGGAGAACCATTTGATGGAAAAGCCACAGTTCAATATTTGGCTAACGGTACAATTAACCTTTTTAGTACCCCATATAAAGGACACACCCCTGTAAACAGTATCAGGAATGGCGAATACTTAAAGTTTGTTGCGAAGACTGATAAGCAAACGCTCAATAATGATATCTGGTATAAGACTGATACAGGTGGTTGGGTTGAAGCCAGTTTGATTACATTTGACAAGTCAGGTAACTATGTAGTTAATAAGATCACTGCTCAGGGAACTCTTGAAGTGGGTGATGATATTCAAGGCATAATTGTTAAGAATGACGGTGTTGGTACGGTTTCATACGCAGGCCCTGGTCAAGTGCCACTTTATACTTCACCTTTTGGAGGTCATAAGAGCGGACAATACTTGAATAATGGCTCTAGCTATAAGGTTTATTGGAAGGCTAAAGATATCGATGGAACTGTTTGGTACAATTTAGGCAATCGAGATACGCAATGGATTTCATCTCAATATTTTGTCTTATCAAAGACTGGGGACTATGCAACGCAAAAAGCCTATGGCCGTTTAAGCATTAATGGTAATGTAACAGTGATGTCGGGTCCTGGTGGGACAGGAAACGTAATTAGCTGGAATAATAAAGGTCAATATCCGATTTATGATATTTCAACTGACTCTGAAGGCACTAAGTGGTATCACATTGGTCAGCAGAATGGCCATCAGCTTTGGGTTAAATCTGGCGATAATGTTAGCTTTAAAGAACCTGGAACAGTTGAATATAAAGAAGATGATGCAGAAAAAGCTAATATTCAGCAAACTGCACAAGTTCCTGTATATAGTGATCCAAGTGGTATAAGTCCAACCGGAAAATACTATAGCTTAGGTAGTTTACTAAGAATTACAGCGCAGTCAACTAGTCAAGGTAAAACCTTTTATGAAGTTGGAACTAATCAATGGATTAATTCAGATTTCTTCAGTTTCGCTCATGCCACAGATGTAGCACCAGGTGAAGATGATTCGGATGCTGAGCCTGAGGTATCAGAACAAACTTTAGAATTAGACGAAACAGTGCTAGTTTCTGAATATGCACGGATAACTAACGCACCTTTGAGAGTGCAAGCAGTAGATTTATCTTCTTATGGAATTGGTAATGATAAGAACAAGTTGCTAGCAGTTGCTAAAGCTTATATGAAAGAATACAGGATCGGTTACCCAAATATTTCGCTTACTGTTTCATATGAGCAAATGCAAGGCGAGTATCAAAAATTAACTCAAGTTGACTTATATGATTATGTGAGTGTGTTATTCGATGAGGTAGGAATTTTTGAAAAAGCTCAATGCACTTCCATAACTTGGGATCCTGTTAGAGAAATTGCTACCAGCATTACAATAGGTCAGTTGCCTATTAGTTATGACCATGCTTTAAATAATTTTGTAACTAATATGGTTGCAAAAAATACAACTATGGCTACTAAACGCGCAACTCACTTGTTTGGGGAATTAAAGCAAGTTATGGAAGAAAATGATCAAGATCAAAAGGCTGGATTGCTTAAATTAACTAGGCAGCTTGGTATTGACGATCAAGCTTGGAGAGATAGCTATGACCGATTACAAAGTATGATTACTTCCATAAATACGACTGTACAAGACGTACACAACTGGATTGCCAGTGGTGGCGGGGGAGAAATTACCGCTTATCCTAACTGGCAAAAGCCAACTGAATTAAGAGCTTTAAGTAATGGTGGCGGATATCTCCGTTTTAATGCTGAAGGCTTAGAATACGTTGGACGCGATGGGGTTGCTAGAAGTGCCATAGACAGTCAAGGCCGGCTAATTGCTGAAAGAATTACTGGTGGTACGATCACAGGAGTTAAACTTGAAGGTATTACTGTTGATGGTGATTCTTACATACGTTCAATTGGTGGCGATGGAAAAGTTGCAGTTATGTCGGGCGACCATGGCTTTTCTTGCACAGCACCTGGCAAAGAAAAAGTTGCTCTTGATTGGGATCAAAATTGGGGAGTGCTCAGGATTGGAAATCAATACTTATATGCTTCTGACATTGCTTGGATACGTCAACAGCGTGGCGGCCGAATTCATTAGATTGAGGTGAAATAATTGAATAATGATGCTGTTTTAGCAAAAGCTCTAAACGAAATTGCACGTTTAGAGCTTTTAAATTTTAGGAAAGACGTTGTAATCGAACAATTACAAAACGAGATTAGAATGAGAGATCAATTGAAAGGAGGCGAAAAGAATGCTCCAAGCAGTGACACTAAGCACGAACAAACAAACGACCAATCTAAGTCGAGTGGAGGTAAGAGATAGTGATAAAGGTGAAATACTAGAATCGTTTATTCTCAATCCTGATGGAACGCCATACGATTTAACAAATAAATCTCTCGT